CCACCAGTGCGGTATTGGGAAGAATTATCCTCCCACTTCCAAGCGAAGCCATACTCAATATTATTCAGTGGCGAGAGTATTGGGCCGACAGCCAATCTGGAGGCATCCCAGTAACCGTTTGGATTACCAACATCAGTCACTGTTAAAGTAAAACTGCTTCCCATAAGTTGTGTAGGCATCCAGATAGATACATACGGGTTTCCCCACGAATGAAACACAGATGACCCAAGTGGAATAAAGCCCCAATTATTCCCGTAACTCCCGAGATTGATTATCTGAAAAACATTTATAACACCACTGTCATATATTAGGGTTGTCCAAGCTGAATCAGAGTAAAGCCTGAACCTAACTGTGCTGTTGCTTGAAAGCGTTGTGTTATATAGCACACAGGCTTGTACGTGCCTGCCAAAACTAGATGTTCCTTTAATATCCTGTGATATTAGGTTTGTGGTACGCATCTTACGTCCACGAGCTGTTGTCTGTAAATTAGTTACAGGCATTGTGCTCACAACAGCCGGGCTTACAGAGAGCGTACAAGCATCTGAAAAATTATCCGCAATAAACCTTATATTACTTCCTAGAGCCATATTTTTAACTCCACTCTATTACTTGTTGGGCTTTCATTAATTCCTGTTACAATTGCATATACACCACTATCCAGCCCGTAACGAGGGTATGTTATTTTTATTTCTTGTCCTACTTCAATGCTTTGAGGGGCTGTTGTAGCTCTAATTGTAAAGGCTTTTCTTAATGTATTATTTAATGTAGCCACTCTATTACACTCTGTTTGAGCATCTGTTGAATTAGATATTAATGTTTCAGCTAAATCAGGCTCTAATGCAAGGGGCCAATTAGGTACACTGTTTGTAGCAAATACAGCTCTATATTGTTGTCCTAAGTCTGCTCTATTAGCCTCTGTTACAGATGTTGAAAGGCTACTATCTTGCACCACCCAGTATTTCTTATAGCCAAGCCTGTACGTTTTAATTGGCTGGTATGTCTTGTCAAGATTAACACCTTGGCTTTCAATATCGTCTGCAATAAGCTCTAATGTTGCTGTTCCTGTAGGGGCATTAAGCCTGCCAAACTTTAGCAACCCTGCACGAGAGAAGCCGTAATAACCCCCAATGCTTTTAAACAATTGGTCGTATATATCTAGTAAGTTTGCTCTATCAGGAATATAAATCCCAATAGTGTAGGGACATGCTGTGTTCAAAGCTGTAATTGAAGCACTGTCAATATCACCACCTGTTAGGCCAGCTTTCAGAGCCAAGTCATTAGCAATGTCCGCCACCTTTGTCAAATACACTCCGCTAGGCTTAGCCCCTTGGACATCACATGTAATTGTCCCTGTTGCAGCAGCAGCTAGGGTAAATGTACCTGTTGCAATTGATGGGGTGTATGTAACAGCTATTCCATTCTCATATACATTCACAATAGAGTTAATAGCGCCATCGTGTACTTGGTATTGATGTGTTGCAGAATCAATAAGCACAGGAGCAATATTGTACACTTCTCCATAGCACAATGGCTTAGGCTTATTAATAGCACTCCCTGTTGTGTATAATGTGCTTTGAATTTGCTTGTTCAACAGGTCTTGCTTATCTCTAATTTTAAATGTTATTTCATTGCTGCTCTTGGCTTGTACATCTGACATAACTCCTTTGAAGATTGTTCTAAAATCAGCTTTAGGCCAACTCTTATCTCCAAGCAGGATGTTTACAGAATATCCAATCCATGTATAATTTAGCCAAGCATCTCTTTCTCCAGAAGAATTGTCTACAACAATCTCTCCTAATGCTGGCATACTTCTTCCACCAAACACTTCAGACATGCTGTTAGAAATACGAGGAACTTCCCGAAGCAAGTCCTCATAAATCGTATTAGCAGGAGTGTCAGCAGGAACACTAGCAAAGTCAGAATTGGAGAAATAATTTGTAATAACAGAGCTGCCATTATGACATTGTGCCTCAACTAATGTTACACGTTTAGCAGAGTCATTCTGCAACCATGCTAAATATTGTGCATCACTAATAGCCATTATTTCTCCATTCCTTATTTCATTAATGTGTTACAATGTTACCGAGTGACAATGTTACCTAGTAACTGTATTAGCCGTGTCAACAACAGCATCCACTGTTTTCTTACCGGCATCGGCTACAGCAGCTGTTAGGCTGTCAATCTTAGCCATGAGGATGTTGTTTGTTGTCTGCTGAGCAGCCACCATTTCTCTTAGCGTTTGAATTGTAGCAGCTGTATCAACAGCATTCTGTGTAGCCATGTCAGCAATTGTCTTGTCTTTAGCACCCAAGTCATTCAATGTTGTAATACCATCAGCAATAACTTGTTGTGTATCAACAGCAGCAGGGCCACCTTTAGCTTCCCACCAAGCGTTTGCAGCTTCTTGTTGAGCTTGTGGAATTGTTTGACCTACACCTAATAACTCTCCAGCGCCCAACTTTTCAGCTAAGTCAGCAAATGTAGGGGCGATCTCTAGCAAGGCTGCATAAGCACGTCTACCAGATTCTGTTCCCAAGTTTTGCTGTTCAACAAGCTTACGGAAGTTAGCTAATGTAGCAGCTTCGTCAGCTCCAGCCATTACATTCAAACCCATTGAAGCTAGCTTAGCCCCTACTTGATCAGCTGCAATCTTTTGCTTCTCAGCATCTGTGTAGTATTTGTCATAATATGCACCAAGGCTTGAAGCTAGTTTGTCAAGCCCTCCAGCAAACTCGATGAGCTGCATCTTAGCGTCTATGCTAGCAGCTCCAATGCTTCCGAACACGTCAGAGACATCAATACCTAGATTAAGGAATAACCCATCCACTGTAGCAATTGCTGAAGCAACACGCATCAGAGTTTCAAACGCACCTTCACCAACTTGCTTATACCTGTCAACCAAGTCAGTGAAAGCAAACTTAGACATATCATCACCAAGCTTAGAGAAGATGTTGGAAAATTGCTTTTGAATATCTTCAGCTGATAACCCTTTGAGGCTGATATTTCCTAGGTCTACAACAAACTTATCTAGCTGTCCTGCAAAACCACTTCCCATTCCTAACACTTTACCTGCTTGTAGCACCCCATCACGCATGTTATTTACCACCATGCTAAACTGAGCACTAACTTCTTGAGGGAGGTCTGATAGGGTGGTGTAGTATTTGTTTTTCTTAAACAAGCCGCCAGATTTCTCGATGTTTGTATATCCTTGTGACATTAAGCCACCAGAAGCAATGCTTCCAAGTGATTGTTTGCCAGAAGTGATACCATAATCTGTAACAGATGTCTTGCCACCAAATACTCCACCAATCAAATTGTTTAGCAGCTTCGTACCAAACCCCCCTGTAAGCTTCTCACCAATACTGATTATTCCTAAGCCATTCTTGCCAAGAATATTATCAACAGTTCTTTCGACTGAGCCAACTTTATTAGCTCCGCTCATGCTCAAATCGCCGACAATTCCACTCCGAATAATAATAGAAGTAAAGCCTGTCATTGAAGCTTCAATGTTCTTAAGAGAAGCCAACATTCCTGCATTTAGGTCAACAGACAAAGAAGAGTTTTCTTCTAATAGAGCAGTGGATTTAGAAATACTTTCGCTCTTAGCTGTTAAATCTCCGAACACAGTACCTGTCCCTGCCTGTTCTTGTAACTGCTCAGCAGATGTTGGAGCTTTTCCACCACCTCCACTAACGCTTACGCCAAGGGCAATTACAGCAGCAGCCATAGCAGCCATAGCAGCAAAGCCAATAAATGGCCCAGCGGAGCCTTGTGTAATAATAGCACCAATAGCTCGGATGATATTCAAACCCATTTGTGCAGTTTTCTCAGCCGCAATACCAGCTAAGGTGAGAGCATTCTTGGCTGCAATAGCCACCATCTCGTTATCACTGAGAGCAAGCTTTTGAGCAAAGCTCTTAGCAGCCATCATCATCTCATATATGCGGAAAGCCTTCTCAGCAGCGTTTAATACTTTGTAGCCAGCTGTCTTTTCTTTAAGTAACCTTTTGGATGCTCCTGCCATATCTGCGTAAGTTTTAGCACTTAATTTAGCTGTAGCTGTTAGGTAAGTTTGCTCTACCTTAGCAGCATCTTGACCACCTTCGAGGGCTACCTTCTTATCTTGCTCAATCTTCTTTTGTTGCAGAGAATAGTCTTCAAACAATGTCATTAATGTTCCAAGAGATTTAGCAGCCTCTCCGAAACCATCAGACAACACTTGTCCTAAACTTCTACCAACACGCTCCATATCTAACATAGCTTGAGCACCTGCTTGCAGCTTCAAGGCTAAGCTTATTTTCTCTTGTGCTTCAGCTTCTGCTGTGAGCTTTCCAATGGTTTGCTCAATGGCTGTTTGCTTCTTAATCTCGCCAGCATAGAATTGCAATTGATTAACAGCAGCAGCTCTAGCTTGTTTGCTTTCAGCATCTGTGGCTGTCCCAATTTGCTCTATACGTGTCACTTGTGCATCATAATTACGCCTAGCTTCCAACAAGGTCATTGAAGAGTTTTCGCGCAATATCTCTTGCTCACGTATTTTCAAGTCAATGGCTTCAGCAGCTGCTTGTTTCTCTCTGGCGTCCATAGCAATCTTTGTAGAGGCTGTAAGAATTGTTCCCTTACGCTCTGCTTCAATTGCTGCTGTCTTTTGATTAATATCATCTACAGCTTGACGTGTCTTATTGTTAATATCAATCAACAAAGATTTATGTGTTGTCTCAGCTTGATTCAATCCGTCTTGAAATTCTTTAACAGATTGAAGAGCATTGCTGTAAGCACTCTTAGCCTCTGTGTCGGCGTTTGTTGCAGCTGCTTTTTTAGCTTGAGCTGCTGCTTGTGCTCTGGCTTCTTTAGCAGAGGCTGCTCTGTTCTTAGCTTCTTCAATCTTAAGGGGGTTTGACTTTTCAAGGTCAGCAATCTGTTTCTTTGTTTGCTCAGCAGCTCTTGCATATGCGGGAGAGTCAGGGGACATCCCAATAACAGCTTTGCCTCTAGTTGCTAGAAGAGCTTCCTTCTTCTTATTCCACTGAAGCTGCTTGTCATTCTTGTCCAGCATTGCTTGACCAGCATCTCTATCACGCTTATCTCTGGCTTCATTCTCTTTCTCAATAGCTGTTATACTATCTTGAGAGGACATTTGATTTGCGGCCTTAACTAAGTTTTGAGAATGCACAAGATCTTTATTTAAGTTAATAAGCTCTTGTTTCATTCTAGCTTGATTTACTTCACTCTTAGCCGCTGGAGTATCGGCTGAAAGGTCACGCTTCTTAGCTTCAATTTGATCGTTTAGTGTGTTAATCTTTGCAGAAATTGTATCTCTGTCTGTTTGATTTTGCTCTTTATTAAATTCAATCAATCCAAGCTTAGCATTCTTAATACGCTTTGCAGCATCATCAGCAGCTTTTGCAGCACTATCACCCCAGTTAAACCAAGCAATAGCGCCTAATGTCAGTAAACCTGTTATTAAGATGATTGGATTAGTTAGTAAGGACAAACCTCTCGACAAAACAGTTTGCACTGCTGTCTGTGACTTCTGAGCATTGGCTAGTGCTAGATGTGCAGCTGCTTCCCGTTCTTTTGCTGCAATTATCTCAACACTACTTACCAGTGTCGTGCGCAGGTACGCCAACTCATCTTTTGTTTTTTGTGCAGCTGCTGCGGCAGTGGTAATGGCTAGTTTTCTTTGCGTGTCAATAGCGATCAAATCTGTGGCTGTCTTAATTGCTTGAGCGCCTACAGCTTTAGTAATTGTTGCTGTATAATAAATTAAAGCTCCTACAAGAACTGTGGATATTGCATTGGCTACAATCTTTGCATTGTCTGCTATCACCATAATGCCTTTGGCTAATCCAGATACAACACCACTCTTTTGTTCCATCTCACCAATGGCTCTTGTGAAGGATGTTTTCAAGTTAGTCATTGCAGCATCAAATGTGATTGGAAGCTTGCCCACTTGCGCTTCCCAAGCTGGCCCTACAGTTTTTAATGTATCTACAATCTTTGTAATATCTAATGTACCAGCCGCCCCCATTGCTTTCAATTCAGCACGAGTTTTGCCTAATTGTTTTTCCAAAGCTAAAAGGATGATTGGAGCACCTTCAGCTACGGCATTAAACTCAGCACCATTCAATCTACCAGCTTGCAAAGCTTGAGAGAATTGCAGCATAACAGAACTTGCTTCAGCGCCTGTTGCACCAGAAAGCTTCAATGCAGACGCTACAGATGTTGTAACAGTCATTGCATCTTTAGCTGAATAACTATATCTTTGCAGTGCTGGAAGAGCGCGAGTGTATAATTGAACAATACCGTCTAATGGTGCTCTCAATCTCAATGCAGCATCTGCTAATTCATTCTGTGTTTTCTTAGCTACTTCAGCACTCTTTGTAAAAATCTCAAGACGTGCTTGCATCATCTTCCAGCTGTCAGCCATAGCAATAATGGATGAGGACATGCCTACAAGCCCACCCATAATAAGACCACCACCAAGCAATGTTCTAAGCTGCGCTATAGAACCTCCAATGGCTTGAAAGGCATTCTTAGACTCATCGGCTGATTTCTTGCTTTGTGTTCCTACGCCAGCAATTGCATTTGTCACCATTTTAATCTCTGCTACAGCTGCTGCTGTCCCTGAAGAGGCTGGTACAATGCTTGTTGTGTTTGCTACACGTTGTAAATTCTGTAATTCTTTGGTTACGGCTTGATATGAGGAAGAAGAAGAAGTGGAGAATTTCTTCGTAGCCACTTCCGCCTTGTCAGCCGATGTAGAGAGTTTATCTAGCTTAGCTATACTGTCGTCAATACCCGAGGTAGCCACTTTAATTGATAATGTACTAACGTCAACAGCCATATTATTTCTCTCTAATTTATTTCTTCATTTTCTATACCACTATAAGGGCTACGAGACATGCGTTTAAACAAATCTTTCAATCCAGCCTCTAAAGCGTCTTTCTGTTCCTGTGTATCAGCATCTGGAACAAACGGAGCATGAGCACCTTTATCACCATTACTTTTACTATATTCTCCAGCATAAGCCTTGCTCATCTTATGTAATAGCTCTGCTTGAAAAGCTGAGAGAGGTATTCCTACAAGCTTGCTCCAGCACCATATCTCTTGGAAGGGGACATGTGTAATTCCCATTCCGTTAGAGCTTGCTGGCCCCACTTCTGTTAAATATTTCACCATCATTGGTTCAAAGCCTTCAAGGGGAGGCATTTCTACCTCTCCCTCTTGTTTAGCTATAAGGCTTTCATACCTGCTCACTCTATCATCTCCTGTTGTAGGAGAGCTATTAAGCCAAGCCATGTGCCTAGCGTAAAGAGTGAGCCTTTCTTCTACTTCCCCAATTGCAAGCTAATGTCTTGCGTAGCAGCATCCACTTGGTCACGAATCCAGAACAAGGAAGTGTTCTCGTATAATTCACGAACATTCTCTTTTGTAATTGCTGAGCCTCCAATAGAGATGTTCTTAACATCCACTGTAATGGCTACAAGCAAATCAGTTTGTTCTTCACGGAAGGATTCTGCTGAAGGAGTTTTCTTGCCACGCTTTAAGCTTACATTCAAAAGCTTGTTCAAAGCTGAGCGATATTCTTTTGAACCTTGGCTGTATAATTCGATAGAAGGAACATTACCTTTACTATCTTTAATAACTTCATCCGTTTCTGGATTACGAAGTTCAACTACCAAAGTGTTCTTTACTGCTAATGTGTTTAAATCAAACATTTTATAATACCCTCATATTATTTTTAATGTCACGGAATTGTGAATTAATTTATTACAAATAAAAAGGAGAGACTAAAAAGCCTCTCCCCGTTTACATCAATACAAATTGTTAGTAGCTGATGATGTCGTTATCAATTTCAACAGAAACTGATGCAGAGAAGATACTATCAACAGAGCCTACATTGGTGGTGTATTTAGGTACAACACCTGTGAAGAATTGGCCTGTTGCACCACCTTGGAAAGCCACTTTAAACGAGTAGCTATTATCACTATCAAGCGCCGCAATTAAGATTGTTTGTCCAGCGTCTGTTGTGGCACGAGCCATAGACAAAGTTAAAGCCCCATTGTTGTAGGAGCCTTTGCGTTTAATGGTTTGGCGAGTACCTACAGGGTTGTGATTAACCACTGAGTATTCTTTACCCCATTCACCAAAGTCAGTGATTTCCCCTACTTCAGTCCAAGATAAAGCACCAAAGCCAGCTGAGTTGTAAGTTGCTGGTAAAGAGGCTGATACATAAAGTCTAGTGCCTGCTGATGTTACTGCTAAAGAAGCCATTTATATTATTCCTTGTTATTCTTATTTTATTATGCTAATGTGTACAAATGTGCTGTAACACCAACACCACCTGTTACTGCAACAGTGCCTTGTAGGTAAGCTTTAATCTTACCCAGTTCAACAGCAATTGTAGAGGAAGCTGGAACAGTGAGTGCCTTACCAGCTGATACGTCAATTGTTCCACCATAGCCATCTGGAGTGATAGTGGTTGACAATGAGCCATCAATCGTTACAATCACTGGAGAAGCTGTTGTGTTGTATAATTCTAGGATTTGGCGTGTGCCATCACCATTCCATACTAAAGTGTCAGAAGCTGTTAATACAGTACGAGCAATTGTAGTAGCCCCTGCTGTACCACGAAAATCTGTTTGTGCAATTACTGCCATGTTATTTCCTTGTTATTATTGTGGAAGCTGTGCTTCTCTTCGATAGTAAATTACTACAGGGACTACACGCCAGCCATTGTCTAGCATGTGAGCTTGCTTAGAAGGTGTACGCTCAACACTCACAGTGCCTTGCTTTGGAAGTAGTGGGAACAGGCTCACAATACTGTCTGCTAGCCCTTCCACTTTACCCCAACCTTCTCCATCCAGTCCCCAACAATTAACATGGAATATGCCAAGTTCTCTTGTACGCATCCCGTCCACTGTAGGGTTTTGTGTTTGTGCTGGAAGAAGGAATGCTTGCAAGAATAGTCCGTTAAGCGGCTTATCAAATGGCACACCTTCCCAAGCCACAGGAATCTTAGGAGTTTGAGCATTGGCCCAAGCCTTAAGCCTTCCTTCCAGCTCTGATCTCACTGACATATTATCTTGTTCCTTTATTTATTTTCATAGTGTATAATAGAAAGCTAATTTGTCAATAGGGAATTAAGCTGTTATTTATATTTCTGAGGAATATCTAAGAATCCTCTGTTCACCATATGATAGGCTTCCACTGTTCCTGTCCAATAACCCCAATTAGGCGTTGGATTAGCTCCAGCAGGTTTCCAGCCAAGCTTCTCAGCTCTATATGAATATGGGCTTTCATTAAGCATTGTTACAAAGTTGTCTTTAAAGAATATGCCTTTCTTTCTGAGCATATTCACAAGCCTTGTTTCAACTCTTTCAGCTCCAAGAGGATTCTTTACTGAGCTTCTAAACTCTGTCTCTTGATTAATTTTCCATTCAGCAATGCCAAACTTCCAATTGTTTACAAGCCAGCCTTTGGAGTATTCTGCACCATTCTTCTGTTGTGGAGTGTAGTCAATAATTCTTGAAAACAAATGAAGAGCCAAATATCTGCATTCATTGTCAACACGTAGAAGTGTATTCTTTCCAAATGTTTGAATGCTTTTAGAGAACGCTCCCATTAAAGCTCTCCTTATTTTCTAATGTACAATTCCCACAAGCTACTATTTGTCGTTGATGGATTCACTTCTTTAAATGTGACCACTTTATACTTATCTCCGCCAATCACAATTCTATCTCTTGCTGGGGTGATTGTTGTAAGCGTAACAGCTTGAACATCTGTGTTCTTAGAGATAGGCCTGATGAATAGCTGTTTATCACCAGCTTCAATTAATGTGCTTCTGAAGTTTCCTGTACCATTACTCTGTAATGTCATATCAAACATCATAGCTCTAGCATTTACTACCTCTTTTACTTCAATTATTGTTCCACTCTCTGTGTCATAATCAGACGCTGGGGTGAGATATTCAATTTGAATGTCAAAACCATATCGTGACATATATTTATCAACAACTTTGTCAAACACTTGCATGGGGCCAAAGAAGTCTATTCCATAACTCATGGCGCAACTCCACCGAAGGTGGTATCTCCGTACCAATCAGCCATATCTTGTGCAGAAGTGCCTTCAAAGTATCCAGCATTCCAATACTTAGGAAACTTATACAATAGATTATCTTCATTAACACCTGAAGCTGATACAATAGGATTGAATGACATGAATGCAGGGTCTTTAACCGTTAAGATTAAAAACTCTTTGTATTGTTGGAAAGCTTGATTGTCATAGCTTTCAATTTGTGCTAATTTAGTTTTTGTACTACGTGTGAGCATTGCTAGAATATACTGAGCAACAACTCCTGAAGCTTTCACAACATTATTATTATTATCTGTTAATGTTTGTGTGTAGACAACATCTGGAAGCCAAGGCAAATCTGCCCAATCACCTACACGTAAGCGCATTTGTCCAATAGGGGTTGACGGGTCAATCATTGGCATGTTATTGTGTCCTTTAATACGAATAAAGCCCTCCCAAATTCATGGAAGGGCTTTTGCTAGCTATGTTCTAATATTAGTTAGAGCTGTAGCCACGAATCAACAATTGTGGACGGAAGCAAGCGTTCACGAAGTTAGACTCTGTTTCGATTTCAATCTTAGTACCATTGGTGGAAGCGTTTTCAAACATATACACTTGTTCACCCAAGGTGTTTACAATGCCAAAGCGTTCTGCTGGAGCAAAGTAGGTGCGGAAAGCATCTGTACCCATTGGAACAAAAGCGCAATCACCATCTGGAATCAACGGGGTTTGTACGCCAGCAACAGGGAATGTGTCATTCATTTCAATGAACATTACACCACCAAAGTCAAACTTACGTGGTTCGAAAATCGAATTGCCACCCATACGTGTACGCAAAGGGTCTTGGTTAGAAGATACTTTATCGGAATAGTAGTTGTAAGCTGCTGCAACTTTTGGATGCTTAATCAAGGCAGAGAAGAATGTACGTGAGCACAAACCTACGATACCAGTGATAGTGCCACCATTACCTACTTGGGTTTGCATGGTGTAAACAACTTGGTCAATCTTGTCCAAGATTTCAGTAGTGCCTGTACCAAATAAGAAGTCAACTGTGGTTTGGGAGATACCGAACTCAGTAAACCAGTTTTGACTTACAGTACCATTCGGAGAATATACAGTACCGGCTGTTACCAGCTGAGCACGAGCTTTTTCCAAAGTTGCTGCATGAGACTGACGGATGGTTTGCATTTTACGTACACGAGCTGCCACCAGTGGGTCAACTTTGCTATTAGCTGCACCGTAAGCGCGTACACCAGCCAAGTTTTTAGGCAGAATTGCGTCATCCAATGGGAAATGAGGTACTGCGAAGCTACGAACTTTACGGCCTTGATCTACAGAAACGCTGTTACGTTCACCACGTACACGATCACCAATCAAGCCAATAACGCCAGATGTTTCTTCAAAGGTAACAGAAGAGGCTGCTACAGGGATTTCTTGGAAAATACCCAAGCGACCAATTATACCCCATGTATTAGGGATGGTTACGAGGTCTTCAGTCCAGTCTGTTACTTTAAAATTATCATTAAAGCTGCGAATTAACATTTGCTATGTCCTTATTATTGTTTTATTATTGGCTATTAAACGAAGTTGGATTCTGCGAAAATACCAACACCAGCCAGAGATGCGTAGGCTGCGGTTTTTTCTGCGTCCAAATCATAGCTGGAATGCCATTTCAGAGCAGCTTTGCTTACAACTACTTTACCACGGGCCAATGCCAACACTTTAGTGTCGGTGGTAGCTGGTACAGAGAAATCAACAGCATCACCAAAGGAGTTGCCGATAACAATGGCTACTACGTTTTGTGAGCCATCTACAGCATTCTGTACGGATTCTTTATACTTACCATTGGCGCTTACTTTACCAAGCAGTGTACCAACTTTATAAGCTGTAATACCTGCTTCATTAACTGTTACTAATTCATTCAGCAATTCGGTGTTGTCTGTGTCAGACTTTTTAATCAAATTGCTCAGAGATTGTGTTGCAGTGGCGATCAAAGCCATAATGCTATTCCTTTATTATTATTTATTATAGAGTGCTTGAAGCATCTTAGCTTCTGGCGATAACCCGCTAGTGTCAGCAACAACACTAGCACCAACTTCTTTAAACGATTCTTCTTCTACAGACAATGTAGTTTCCAAGGCTGCGCATACAGCATCGAAAGCAACATCTTCCAGAGAAGTGGTAGCAGCCAATGTAGCCTCTGCTTTAGCAGTGCCAATCAAGCTTTCTAGTTTAGCCTTACGTTTATCATTTTTTTCTTGCATAGCTTTTTCAGCCAATGCTTTGGAGAATTCTTCTGCTTGAGCCACTTGTGTCAGAGCTGCTTCTAGCTTGCTAGCCATTGCAGACATTTCAGATTCGTAGGAACCTAATTTTTCTAATACAGAGCTAAGCTCAGCGTCTTTAGTTTGAACAAGGAGATTAGCTGCTGCAAGAGCTTCTTGGACATTAGCCATCTCTGTTAAATCGGCAGATTCTTTAGAACCTCCAAAACCACGTTTTAATGCCTCAAGCATCTAAATTTCCTCTTTTATGTTTCTTTGTGATATAATCAATAAATTCTGAGCGTGTCATAACTTTATTAACTAACCCTAACGCCAAAGCATCTTTTGCATTGAAAACTTTAGCTTGTGTTGATTTGATAACATCAATGCCTAAGCCTGTATATTTAGATACGTGCGAGCAGAAGTCCAAATAAAGGCTATCCACATTAGCTTGTAAATCTTCAATAAAAGACTTCTTCCAGCTTCCATCTTCAGCAAATGGTACTTTATCTTCTCCAGCGTAAATAAATGTACGCTGATAACCTTCCATCTTCAGGGCTTCAGAGTTGTTAAAAATTGTGCATACGACTCCTATGCTGCCAATTTCAGATGATGGATTCGATACAATTTCATCGCATACACACGCTAAAGCGTATGCTGCTGAGCAACTTTGACCATCTACGTATCCAACTAGGTAGACACCCGCATCGTCACATTTCTTACGAAGTTCATCAGAAGATTCGAAACAGCCGTGGCATTCTCCACCACCACTATCAAGGTTGAGCACGATAGTTTTAGCACCTTCACTAATCATCTCATCAACATCTTCAAGCAAGTCTTGATACGACATTCCGACTTCGCCACACATAGAGTGTACTGGCCTGTATGTCAAAGCACCAAAGATGTCAATCACGCCAATTCCGTTCATAGGGTCGTATCTATCTTCATCAGATTCATCGCCAGAGTCACTGTCAAACTTCATCGCGTCAATCTTTAAGTATTCACCAAGATTTCGATTTTCTAAATAGTTAGCAATTGCTGAAAATGATTTTAATGACAGATAGTGAGGTTTACTGTAGAACTCTTGCGTAAGCCTTGAGACTGGCATTTGTTTTTTATTCTTTTTCATTTTGTTCCTTGTAAACACGAAGCCACTCAAGGTATTCAGAGTCCTCAGAAGGATTCCAACCAGACCTTACCTTCAGAAACACACTTCTAATCGTCCCCCACTCAAGACCAAAAGTTTTTGCTACTTCTGCTTGCCTAGTAGTTGGATTATTTCTAAGCATTTCAAAGGCATCCACTGCAAGACTCCATATAGCCCTATTTGCTACTGTAGACCTCCAAGCCCTATTATTCCTAGCTTTGGCTGCGTCACTAATCTTCTTCTTAGTCTCTTCAGAAGCAACTCTTTCTCGTGCTCTTTTCGACATTGCAGCTCTTTGCTCATCACTTAGATTATGCTTCTTACCTGTACGTTTCCTAGAAAACTCAAGCTTCTGCTCCTCTGTCCACAAAGATTTGCCCTTCTTTGCTTTGGATATTTTCTGCTTTGTCTCTTCAGAATGCTCTTTTCCATAGAAAGAATTACCCTCACCCTTTCTTGACTCAGAAAATTTCTTCCTAGTTTCCTCCGAAGCTTTAACACCAAGTGACCCCTTTTGGCCACCTACTAGTAAGTTCCACCCTATCTTTGGACTATTCCTCAGCTTATACTCAATATCTAAGCAATACTCTGTCGAGCCTTGAACTAGAGTGTCTACAACAATGCTATCTCCATACTTCCTGAGATTATTGTACAATGGGTAGTTATAGCATTTTTCCCTGTTCATATCTGAAAAGTGCGTCTTGAGTCTCTTTTTAACTGTATTGCTGGTAAAGCCAATGTAGCCTTCAGTGAACATATCTGTATGCTCGGGTAAATGTAGCCAATAAACGAATGCCATATTACCCCGCGTTTTCAGTGTTCATTGTGCTTGTGTCGTTATTCGCAACACTGTTAGCTGTACCGTTCAAACCCCCTGTAGGCGTGCTGAAGCTATCCCCTGTGCGGCTAGAAGTCCCATCTGTAGAAAGCTCTTCTAGGTTAGGAGGTTCATCGTCAGGCAAGCCTTGTAAACCAATTTGCTCACGGACAACATTAAGAACATCTCTACGTGTCTCTACAAGCCCTACAGCTTTCAAACGTTGTAAGCCTTTAGACAGGGTTTCAAAATCCATCTGGTCAAAGTCACCAGAAACAAATTTAGGAAGCTCTGTATCTGTCCAGCCATTAGCTTTAAACAACCAAGGAATTAATTCTGAATTCAACACTTCAGCAATTTCTTTTAGGCGATAGGCTAAAGACAGGCTCAAAAGATTTGTCTTAGCATCTGCCAAAGCAAAGCTATCGCCTGAATTGCCACCAAGCTTAATAATGTCGCAGCTTAATGCTGTGAGAATATCATTCTGTAAGCGTTGAATAATCTTGCTTGTATCAAACCTAGCTCCACCCTTGCTCTCTAATAAATTAAGAGAGAAAATAGGCATCTTAGTTTCAGGGTCAAACATTTGAGGAATTACAGCACTACGCTGAGAGCCTGTTGTGAGGTTATCTGCTAGGTCAAGGAATGCTTGATACACAGCTTTCTCATCGGGGCTTGCATTCGCGTCCATATATTTAGGAGGAATACCCAATACAGGAATACCGCCTAGGTCACGAGCAATACCAATAAGCTCTTGGTCTTGAATAATTTCTAATTGTTTGTAGGCTAGGTAGCATCCTTTAAGGATACTACGGCCTTCTGGATTATCTCTTGTTGCATCAGCTCTAAACAGCAATACTTTATTACGTGGAATCTCTACTTCTGTTCCATTACGTGTTAGCATTGAATAGTTTAAAGCATTTGTAGAATCAGCGAAGGATTGTGTAATGCTCTCTACTGTTCTTCCATCTTCAGCATAGTTCCAACCACTAATCGTTGATTGGCTGCGAGGAGGAAGCTTGCGTAAGCCTACAAGTCCATCGTTATGTTTGCTACCATTGCGTTGTAAGCGTCTGCGTGGTATGATTTCATGCACTGCAAAGCCATACTCAAGGTAGCTGATTGTTTCGTTGATGAAGCTACTCCAGCTATCATCCATGTCTGTCATACAGCTTGCGACAAACTTTGCACGTTCTTTCTGTTGCTCTGTAGCGCCAATTGGAGGCTCTACAGACCACTCTACACGTCCTAACATCATTCGATACACAGCTAGAGCTGCTGCCACTGTAGGGTTGTTACGCATTTCGTCAACAACTTTAAGGAAGGCAGGGAATTGGAATTCCCTGTTAGCTTCCTCAATAATTTGCTTTCCTGAACGTCTCAGCCCTGTGTAGCCTCTTTCAGCTCCGCTAATGCGGGGCAGAATAGCCCCTTCGTCTGGTGCTAGGGAGGCGCTGTTAAGCTCATTAGCCATCTCATCTCCCTATATATTGTTGCAATATAATACATATTCCTAATTTGTCAATAGGGAATAAGCAAATATATTGAAAATATTTTGGTTTTATGTAAGTTTCTTTGCTATAATGCTTTGTCTGGAGAGATTAGGCATTGTGAAAGAAGGGATTTGTAAACTCTGTGCGATTATGTTAAAAGCATCAGATGTAGCATCTACCATATCGTCATGACCTCTACTGTCGTAGCTGAAGTTTTCAAGCTCTTGGAAGAATTCCTCATTCCAGTCTCCTCGCACCACTCTCACACTTCCAGACTCTGCTAGTGCTGCAAAAGGTTGGAAGCGAGCTACTTTGCTGGCTCTATTTGTAATTGGTACAGTACGGGCTGCTACACCATTCTCAGCTAATGTCCTTAGAAAGAACACAGCTGAAGCTTTACCACCCCCATTATCTTTTGGGATTGTGATTTGTACATCACTTCCATCTTTTTGCGCTGTGGATATAATTTCTTTAAGAACACCATCAGCCATCTTACGGAAGCGCACAACATCTTCAATGTAGTAAATACCGTATCTATCCCTAGACATCTTTACACCAGCTGTAAAGTCAGGGTCACGATAGGTTTCTGAAGGGACACTGTAAGCCAAGTCCCAACTTCGTATCTTACTAACAGCATCGTGTGGTGGCCTGTCAACAAGCTCGACATATCGCCTATCAAAGAATCCATCGCCTTCAGCCTTAGCTGTCCAGCTGCCGTGTAAAAACTTAAGTTGATTAACACGAGGCTGAGCTAAAAGATTAGCTAGGTAAGATGTGTTTCGTGGTGGAAGCAAGTATGGATTATCGAACACACCTGTAGGAATAAACCTGAAGCTCTTTGGAAAGAACAATTTTGACGGGTGTATATTTTTAATCTCTGCTTCTGAGAGTCCTACAGCATATATTAAGTCTCTAGGCTTTCCGTATTTCTCGTAACACTCTTCAGCGCTATCAGCCCATAACACTTTGCTGTCTTGTACTGTAAACCATCTAACTCTTTTCTCTGTACCTTCTACTGGCACACCATCCTCATTCAAACTGAAATCAACCCAACTTTTTAAGAAGCTGTTAATGTCGGGATTGCATGTTAAGATTAGTTGTGGCTTTATTTTCGAATGTGCTGAGCGTAGACGAGATAATAAGAATAACACTTGATGCTCTGTCCACTTATCAGCTGCTTCATCTACAAAAATTCTAACAAGCTGAGCACCTTGGAAACCACCTAAGTCTGTATCACTGTCAATTGCATTCAAAGCAATCTCAGCACCAGAGGGAAACACCCACGTTCTTGCTTGTGTCTTATAAATTCCACCAAACTCGGGGTAGACACTCTTAGATTCACTAACAATACCACCCTGCCGTGTTAGCTCTGGTACACTTCTACGGAAGATGGCACATTTAAAGTGGGGGTCATGAATTGCATCTAAGTTCTTCATGATAATGGTTCTCGTTTTCCCTCCTCCGGCTGAGCCCCCTACACATATGACATCGGTATAATTGTCCTGCAATGCTAATTTTTGTTTTTCAGATACTGGGGCATAGACACTACGTTCTTCTGCCATACCTACTCACTCCTTTTAAAATTCTTCTCCTTACGTTGTTCTACAAAAACAAAAACCCTGCAAGGAGCCTATTAAGCTTCTTACAGGGCTATTGATTGGAAGTTTGCCACTCTACCCGCAAAACATTCCAGTTGGGCATACCCCCAACCTCTCCACAATACACCCATCTACGTGGGCTTCAAAAGAGCTGCTTGAACTGTAAGCAACACTTAATAATGTGCCCCCACTAAACCTAGAAGGAGAGACTAGGCTAGCAGAGGTCTTAAAAAGCTGACGCTTTTGCGTCTTAAAACTATAATTATTCTTGGTCAGTGAAGTAAGCCTCGAACTTACGACCTCATGGCCCCAAACCATGCACTCTACCAGACTGAGCTATTCACTGATGGTGCTCCTTGAGAGACTTGAACTCCCAACATCCACATTACAAATGTGGTGCTCTGCCAATTGAGCTAAAAGAGCTTGTCCTTCACATAAGCTATTAAAACATGCTTTCCTATTTTGTCAAGAGGGGAAATGACGAAGTTATTTAATCTCTTGTATTTCATTGAAATTAACAAGTGGCTTAATACGCCCATCATCTTCAATCTGCTTAATACCTTGCTGCTGTTGCGTATGCTTAATTTCTAGCAATGTTCTTTGTAACGCATCCTTATTAATCTCTGTAGCAATCTTAAGATTAAGGTCTACAATTGTTCTTGCAGCATCTAGGGCAATACGCTCGTCTTGGCTTCTTGACAAAGCGTTAAGCTTACGAATACTTGCCCGATTAGCTTTTGCTAAGTATTTTAATGTGTTGCTAAGCTCATGTTTGTCCCGTATAAAGCTAAGCTTACCTGCTGGAGTCATTGTTGCTGGAGACTTGTCATCCTCTTCATCAATGTCCTCATATTCTTCTTCAAATTGTTCTTGCATAATCCCTCCTATTGCTATACTATATAACGAAATGCTTATTTGTCAAGGGGCTTGCAGCCAGCACCTCGCATTCGTGGTTCTTGAATAAAGAATAAAGGGCTAACGAGTGAAACGAGAACTTGACAAGAAGCTAGAATGTGGTTAAATTGTGTTTACGTTGAACAACAAAGGAGGATGTATGTACGAAATGTTTAAAGGAGATTGCTTGGAAGTTATGAAGCAGATTCCTGATGGAAGTGTTGATATGATTTTGTGTGACCCGCCTTACCAGAAAACTTGTAATAAATGGGATTCTATTATCCCTTTCGACCTGATGTGGAAGCAAATAGAGAGGATTATTAAACTAAACGGTGCGATTGTCTTGTTTGGCCAGAACACATTTACTTTTAAGCTTGGTCTATCTAATGAAAAATTATTTAGGTACACAATGACATGGGAGAAAACTAAAGCTGGTGGATTTCTTAATGCTAACAGGATGCCGCTTCAAGCGCATGAGGATATACTTGTTTTCTATAAGAAGCTTCCTACATACATCCCACAATTTGAAGATGGTAAGCCTTACACAAAGAAAGCTGTTACAAACGGGGATGGGGGTAACTACGGAAATTTTAACCGTATTGGTGAAATTGCAATTAATGATGGGAAGCGGTTTCCTAGAAGCGTTATTAAATTCTCAAACGACAATCATGGAAGTCTGCACCCTACGCAGAAGCCGGTAGCTTTGATGGAGTATTTAGCTAAAACATACTCTAACGAAGGTGATGTTGTATTGGACTTTACAATGGGGTCTGGAACAACAGGAGTAGCTTGTGCTAATATAGGCCGTAAATTTATTGGTATTGAAATGGATGATAAGTATTTTGCAATTGCAAAAGAACGTGTATCATCTGCCTATGAAAAACAAAAAGGAGCCTAGAAACAACAATGAAGCAGCATGACAAAACAAATGTGCCTCGCAAAGAAAGCCTCAACAAAACGCTTGTAAGCTTTGGGCATAAGGTGCATAATGATAAGCGTAGTAAGAAGCTAGAGAAAGACAAACAGAAGAAACTTGAGGAGGAGATGTTGTGGGACTAACATGTACAGAGGAGGGCTGGTGTATGGCTGATGAGTTTGATTTAGAGGAATATCTAAATAAAGCTGAGTATTTTGAAGTGGGTAGTGCGTATGCTCAAGAGGAATTTGATGTTCCTGCGTATGCTTTTAAAGAATTTATGTAAAGGAGAAACAAAATGATTGCTGAAAAAGATATTGAAGCAAAACAATTAGTAGCGAATAGCTTGTACGAATATACACAACAACTAGAAGAAGCTCTTAAAGAGAAATGGCGTGTTGACTACGACCAGCCTCTTTACATGCAAGGCTACATGTGTTGTGCAACGCTTGTACGTGATGTAAAAATTCTTCCACCAATTGTGAATAAGTCACAGCCAACCAAAGGAGCTAAATAATGCAACTACAAGAACCAACATTCTACGATTTCTGCACCAAGTTTCAAGAAGCAATTAAGAATGATTATTGTATCTCTACGGATACGGATAAACTGCCGTGTACAATTGGTTCACAATTCTTTGCGACATTGGTGAAGATTAGCCCGCCTAAGCGTGTTGTAGAGGAAGAGGTTAAACCAGAAGCTGCAAAGCCGTCTGCTAAGAAAGTGAAGGTATAGCCTATGAGCCGTGGTGAAACTTTCATAAAAAGAAATGACGTAACAGGAGATTTGCTAATGACAAAACCTGTGTCAGATAGTTATAGGGATAATTATGACAAAATCTTCCGCAAGGACAAACAGGCAGAGGCAAATTTGGATGTGGCTGCTGAAGAAGCAGAAGAAGGCTTGAATGACACAAATTAACGCACGTATCAGTAGTGACAATGAGCGTTATGTCTCAAATGAAACGGAAATGTTGCTGGTTAGCGAACATCCGCCTCCCTTAAATGTAAATTTGTTAATTGTTACAGAATTTGGAAAGTTGCTAATCGGGAAAATGGGGCCAGACGTAGTGGAATGGCAAGCCCTCCCCAAGCGCGCATCTAAAAACAAACAGAAGGAGAATGTATGACACGAGTAAATGAAATTTCTGAAGAATTACTTCCTTACGTTGGAAAAGAACGTAGAAATTCATCTAAGCGTTCTGTGAAGGAAAAGCCTTCAGCAGCTACAAACGCAAAGTATATGGAAGAGAATGAAAACCGTATGCAGAAGTTTGTTCCAACAGCACAACAGAAGGTGCTTATCAATAAAGTACGTGAACACACACTTACTTTTGTTGACTCTGTAGCTGCTACAGGTAAAACTTCTAGTGTGCTTTGGTATTTCTGCCAAGAGTATATTAAAGACCCTTCACGGCAGATTGTAGTCATTCGTACACCAGTGGAAGCAGGGCCAGACAAGATTGGATTCTTGCCAAATGATTTGTCTGCTAAGCTTGAACCACATTTTGCATCTACTCGACGTATCCTAGAAGATTTCTTAGGTAAGACTCGTGTAGCTGCTGATGTTGGTAAACGCATTCATTTTATGATTCCTAACTATGTGCTAGGGTCTACAATTGATAACAGCCTAATTCTTGTGGATGAAGTACAACAAGTCCAACCACTTATCCTTAAACTACTACTTGAGCGTTTAGGTAAAAACTCTAAGTGTGTTGTCGCAGGTTGTAGTGACCAGCTCTACACAACAGATAAAAACCGTAATGCACTGAAGGACGCTATGCAGCGTTTCTTTACTGTTGAAGGTGACGTGTACACTGCTAAATATCCAGACATTGCTACTCACAAGTTTGAGATTGAAGAAGTAATGCGACATGAGATTGTTAAAAGTGTTATTCGCGCATATGTTGGGGCTAGTTGATGAGTAAAGTAAAAGATAAACATCTCTACCCCGTAGACAAACACGGAAACATGCTAGACGATGCTGGCTATCGTTGCTCACCTCCTGCTAGCTGGCTTCCAATGGAGAAGTTTAAAGCTTCCTTACGCTTTATCGAAGAAGAGCGTGGACGGAGTAGCTTTCGCTTGATCTGTAAGGATGTTGTGACAGGGAAGCGTTATAGCGTTATGGCTAATTCTTTGGGAGCATTTATTAAGCGTTGCCGTGAAGGTGTTGTTGAAGGGGAGTGGCAGGTTGTGCAGCGTGGAGCAAGCTTCGGCACAGTATTATTAGAAGAGGAGAGTGTGGATGGTGAATAATAAACAAATTAGAAATGTACGGACATTTGGTGCAGATTTCTCTCAGACAACAACACCATTTAGTGTTTACGCTGCTACACGTCAAAGCGTAGACTATGTTGTAAACTTGTGGGATTGTTTAGAGACGTTGAGCGACATAGACGAGGCTCTGATGGTATTGCAGTTGGCCTCTGAGGACGACACTGTAACATTACGTTTAAACATGGATGGTGGAAGTCATTCTGTAGGTGATGCTCTCATTCAAGCTATGCAATCGTGTAAATGTGAAGTACATGTTATAGCAAGTGGGCGCATTGCTTCTTATGGTACGTTCATTTTATTGTCAGCCGATTCATTCGAGATTAGCGAGTTTGCCACGATAATGTGCCATGCGGCTAGTTTTGGGAGCTTTGGTAAACAAGGGGCTGTAAAAGAGCATGTAATGTTTGAACATGACCAGTGTGTGAAAATGATTAAGCATTATTACAAATACTTTCTGACAGAAGCAGAGATTACACGCCTGCTGGAAGAAGGGCATGACCTATGGCTTACAGCAGAACAGTTTATTGAACGCTTCCAGCAAAGAAATAAACTCCTAGCAGCAGAACAAGACACATGCGATTGCGAAGAATGTAATGGTTGTGACGATGATGAGCCACTGACAGAGGAAGAAGAGGAGGAATTGCACAAAGCACTAGAAGGTTTAAAACACAAAATTAAAGATAAAGATGCGATGTAAGCCATTGCCATAACGCCATGTAGAAATACAAGCAAAAACAGCCCTATAAAATCGTTAAAAGTGCTTGCTTAATACTCCGGTATAGGCTAACATGAATTATCGGTTTTATAGGGCTTTTTCTCGTGCATAAAGAGGGAAACATAGGCATTAATTTTACAAGGAGAAACGTGTGAAGCTAACTATCAATAGAGACGTGGATGAGGATGGTGAAAATGTTGTTGTGTTTGGAAACTTGCGCATGTCATTTCATTCTGACAGCCACAAGACGTTCTATTCAAAATCTAGTAAGGATGGCTTGTTACGTTGGCTTTACACGCAAACAACTGGAAAGCCTGATGACAATCTTCGTAAGCTACCTTCTTGGAAAGAATTCTACACAGCCATTGGAGATGAGTGGGGCTGTAGTGTTGCTAAAATGATGCCTATTCTACAACATGCTATCTATTACCATTTGGTTGTTCCAAAAATGAATGCTATTAAGCACGTATGTTTCTGGAAGAAAGCTCATAAAAAACAAAAAATCCATGTTATAGGCAATTATAAAAGCATTGAGCAAGTTGTAAAGGATGGAAACAGCAGGCTTCTTCCTTTAATGTATAAGAAGAATTGCTATGACACAAAAGTATTAAAAGAAAACTATGGGAGTAGCTTATGGAAGTATCTTTGCTCTTGCAAAAAGCATAGAATTTCTGTTATAGCTAAGAACATTAATATGCAGGATGATGCTTGGGAGTATGTACACAAGATACCAACAGGACTACTAGATGATGCCCACCCTATAACGTACAATACATATGTTACAGAAAAGGAAGCTGTAAAGATCATAGACTGGGTGGTTGGGAATATTCCGTACACAAAATGTGACGCCTCAAAGCTTATATCGCTTCTTAGGGATACTGTTGCTATGGGTAGGTCCCTTGATAAACCATTAAACTTTAACAAGCTAAAAGGTCATGGATATGAGGACATTATTACATTGCATGACAAACTAGCTATTGAGCATAGGGCTAAACAGGATGAGATACAAAGCAAGCGTATGGACTTGGTGTTGTGCAAAGGATTACCTGAAATTGTTGAGAAAGACAATATTACAGCTACACTGCTAGACACAAGACGTAAACTTAGTGAAGAAGGGAATGTTATGCACCACTGTGTTAGCTCATATGCTTCTTATGTTGAAAGGGGAGAATATCTTGTGTATAGTGTGAGAGGGAATAACGAGAGGTCTACAATTGGGCTACAAAAAGTAGGGGATACTTTTGATATTGAGCAAGTTAGGGGTGTTTGCAACGCTAATGTCAGCGAATCTCATAAAATGTTTGCTTTACACGTTTTAACAGAATTGAATAAGGAGAGTATCTAATGGCTACAGAATGGAAACAAACAAGCTTCAAGCTAACGCTGACACCACAAATGTCAAGCAAGGTTGAAGATGTTATAAACGAGGCTCACAGGATTGCACAGGAGCTTAATGTTATTGTATGCTTCACCTTCAATGGCTGCTACATGGAAATTGGAAGCAACCACAAGAAGGAATGGCTGCTGGAAGTTTGGAAGAATTACCTAGCTAACATGTCACAATGTAAAGGAGAAACAAAATGCTAACAAATATTGAGCTACAGAATTGGTTGAAGCAATTTCCAGATGATTTGAAAGTGTCTGTGTTGGAAGAAAGGAAAGATGTGACTGGATGTCTTACATGGACGACATTCACAGAAGCTGAGATTGGAAACAATGTTGAATATGTCTTGCAATATATGACAAAGACACCAACAATTTGCTTTGGAAATAATTAGAGGAGAACTATTATGAGAAATTCTTGGAGAACTTCCGTTGGGGGCGTAGCCACATACTCGGTAATTCGCCTATGGAACAAAGGAGATAAGACGGGGTCTTTGCTAGGAATGTTCCTAACGCTTCTTGGCCCGCAAGGGTGCTTCTTTCTTCTTTGCTTCCTGATTATTGCTGTTGTTAATTTCTGGATGTGGCTAATCGGAGCAGCCCTCCTCTTGTGGGCAAGCTTAGCTATTGCTATTAGTTTGTCTATGCCTAAGTATTTCTTCAATGCTGGCTGCTGGTGGACAACAGAAGGAGATAATACGCATGTTGTAGACACAGCATGGATGCAGGAGAAATTTACGAAAGAGCAGCGTGTAGATATGCAAAGGAAATTTTTGAAGGCGCTGGGGAAATACCGTAAGGATTACCCTCATATGTCGTTGGATGTTTTATAGGATTTAAGCCATTATTGAAGAGTCAAGTAGAGATTTTCACTTGTATAATCATTAGGTTACAATGGTTTTCAACAAATTTACGCCCCATATGAGTAGAGGCATATGGAGGTATTGTTTATTAGCTTTAAGAGAGGAGATATACTATGAGAATGTTAAACATGAATATCACGTATGGTAGAGTGGTAGATTGTTGGATTAGAGATAGGTATGGAAATGAATGTAGTGATAGTGTTATTAAAGCTATGTGTATTGTCGTAGCTAATGTTCTCTCGTCTAAGGTAGAACACACGTATGTTAGACGTAAGACTTCAGTGATAGCAAGTAAATATAATAGACTTAAAATCACTATGACTCACTACAAGACAGCAGCAGATAGACTACACAAGGATGGATTGGTAGAGAAGTACGATGGTAAGGCTCATTTACATGAAGAGCTACGTGAGAGTGCATGGGTAAAGGGTAGCGGCATATACAAAGAGTTTGATGTTGCTACACAGAAAGAAATGTCCTCTAGTTACGATGATACATTGCAAACAATTATTCTACGTGCAAAGAAAACAAAAGGTGTGAGTGGAAGTGATGCTCTTTTAGGATATAAGGACAACACAAATATTTATTCTATGCGTAAAGTTGTTATTGGGCTGAATAAATTGAATAAGAAGCACAAGTTTACTTTGCAAGGTGTAGAAATGGATAACTCCAGCATGGTAAGGATATTTAATGGTGCTTGGGACAAAGGTGGAAGGTTTTATAGATGTGGTGTGCAAGATGTTAAGCAGCGAGATAGTAATAAAATGCCACTTCCTATTGAACAAACCAGATTAGGAATTCTTATTGACAATAGTCCTGTCATAGAGATTGACTTTAGAAGCCTTCACCCACTAATTGTGTATGCCAAGGATGGAATTGACGTACACAAGTTCAAGGGAGACTTCTACGAATACATTATGTCTTGCTCCACATTTGATTTGAAAGAAGCTGATAGGCAGCTAATCAAGCTTGGTGTTGTTATTGCATTCAACTCTCTGGATGAGACAAAGGCAGCTGCTGCACTACAGAAAGAGATTAACTTTAACAAGGGAGTGTACTCATTCTCTCGTGGCTGGGATGTGTATAGCCTAATTTATAAAAGCTTGGAAGAAATACAACATTATTTCTGTTCTGCTGAAGGAACAGGCTTGCATTTGCAATACATTGATAGTATGATTGCTGAAGAAGTGGCTAGAACATTTATTGCAGATGGAAAGCCACTACTTCCTGTGCATGACTCATTTGTTGTGAAAGCAGAAGATGAGAATAAGCTTCTGGAAGCTATGTGTTGGAGCTTCAGAAAAGTGACAGGGAATGATAATATTCCTATTGGACTGAAGATAAAACGATGGGATAGTAGTGAAGAAAATTACATTGACTAGCGTCTATGGCTCAGAAGAGAATTATATTGATTAGGCTGTAACCAGCTAATTAATTGTAAACAATTGAGGAGAACTAAATTAAGAAGGTTAATATACACCAAGCGAAGATGTTTTTAGAAGAACTAGACAGGATTAATGGCCTTAATCTGGAGGACATTGTGTTCACTAACTTCACTGGAGAGAAGATTGTTATTCCAGATGATGTCTTGTCAGAGTGGAAGATTGGCGGCCTTGACAACACGGCATTCATTCGTGATTATTTTATGGGGAGGCTCGGTTAAATGACATACAAAACAATTAGAGAATACGTAGAAGCTGACGTCTGGATTTCACTCTACTCTGCAATGCTTTCTAGTGGTTGTGCAGGTACACAGAAAGCTGCTGAACGAGCCGATGCTGCCCTGTGCGAGTTTGAAAGCCGCTATGTTGTAACAGAAAAATGTTTTGACACACAGAAACGATATATTATGGAAGGGGCTAAGCTATGACATACAAAAACAGCAACATGCTATTGCTAGAGGCTAAAATTGTCCTCCCACGATTCTTAGAAGAAATTTGGGAAGACATTGACAAGGCTGACGCTATGGGAGAGAATAATATCAGCTTCACGCTTCCTTCTAATGTGTTCCTTGTGGAAGGGTTGGAGAAGGAACTTACGAAAAGCAATAGCCTTAAGCAAATTAACATTCAGGAAGTGAATGGGGCTTATGTGTTGAATATTAAATGGAGACGTGCTAACAAGAAGGATGGTGTACAATGAGCGATGAATGGTTTTGGAAGATTATGACTATTACTGTTGTGATGGCTATTCTTTCTGTAAGTGTTCGTGTAAGTCAAGTGGCCGATGCTATTAAAGCTAACAACACATGCACACAACAAGAGGAGAAGAAATGAACCTATTATCACAATTTGAAAACATTAAAACAAACACTCGTATGCCTATAGAGCACACAAATATTGGAGTGTTTTGTAACGAGAATACATTATCAGATGTTGTAGGCTACCAAACAATGTGCTGCTTCCAAGCAACATTTGGTGTTACGTACACCCTGTCTCCCGCTGATGATAACTATTCAATTAGTAAGAAACAAGACATAGCTCGTAGACGGTTGTTGCAAGGCTTGTATGGGGAGGTGCAAGACAAGCTTATCACAGCACAACATCTAATTATGTCTGGAAAATATTATGATGCTGTGGATGTGTTAGAAGAAGTGCTTAAGGCTACGAGAGGAGAATAAACAATGACAGAAGAATTAGAGGCATTTGAGCAATGGCGTAAAGGGCCGCACGAGGACGGGTATAGCGCAGCTGACGCTTTTGTAGCCGGAGCTGAGTGGCATAAGCAGAAGCTAGCACGTAAAGAAGTAGAAATATCTGGTGCATTATTCTTTAGCAGGCTTCACAGCAATAACCTTGAGAAAGAAGTAGAAGAATTAAATAAGGAAATTGAAGAGCTACGTACTAAAATGTGTTTAAGGAATATGTTATGAACCTAAACGATGGGCTTATTGGCTTGCAGAAAGACCCTCCCTATAAACCTCCCTTCAAAATAGGAGATGATGTGTACGTGCTTACATGTGGAATGAGAGAGCCTGCTACAATTGTTGAAGCCACTTACAAAACAATGTTTACAAGGCGCTTCTTAGTGAAAGTGTTCCTTGCTAAAGCTCGGACACATGTTGTGTACGACATTGCTAACATTGTTCATAGGGAAAGGGAGATAGATAAACTATCATCTTGGGATGTCATGTATAATGTGTTAGGTAAAGATATACGTGATGTGCCTCCTGATAAACTACAGAAGCTATAGATTTTAAATAGGCATAAAGGTGGTTTCTAGGCTGATTAGATACGAGTAAATCAATTTAAACAGCTTAGGTGATACCTTCCTATTACCGGATGTAATCCAATCGTTTTATACCCTATAAACATAAGGAGATGTGTTACGCACCCTCCGTTCGATGCAAGGAAAACACAAATGAACATACGCAAGAAGAAACAACAACACATTGCAAATATTGAGCTTGCTTACAAGCCAACATTAAGGCAAACAATTAGGTGTCTCCTTAAGATGTTTTCAAAGCGTAGAATATCTTACAACAAGACAAATAAAGAGCTTACAAAAGTTATGTGCAAGGCTGCTAGGAAAATTAGATTAGGGCCTCCTATTCCAGAAGGGTATAGCAAGCTTGAAGATGCTATTGCTAGGAGTAAGGCTAAACGTGAGGAGAAGAATAAATGAAGGCAAATAAAGATCAGGTGGAGTTTGAGGAGTGGTATAAATTATGGTTTGAGGAAAAACTACTGAAAAAGGATGCTTGTGGAAGATATTTATATTCAAAAACCTATAACGCATTTTTTGCTTGGCAAGGCGGCACCAAGCGTTATCAATCACGCATTACAGAGCTTGAAGTTGAACTACTGCGCCTGAAAGGAGTGAATGGTGAATAATTATTTAAGCAACATAACACAAGAACAACGAGCAGCTAATTTAGCAAAAGCACAAGCCTCCCGCCAAGCAGCTAACAAACATGCACAAGAAACATATTACACATGGCCTTTGTCTGAAGGGCATTGGCTGGAATTAGCTACAAAATATGGAGTACGCCTTCCTGTGTTCTCTAAGAAAGCCACAGGGCAGCTTCTTTACAAATACGCTAGGATGCTAAGCCTCCCTGACGGCTCATGGGAGGAAGCTATGTTTGGGGTGGCTTATGCGTCTAATAGTGTTGCTGGAGCATTGCGTAAAGAAAGTGTTGACAGAGAAGGAAAGCTTAAATATAATGCTAGGTGTTATGTAGGGCATTTGCTTGAGCATAAGGAATTTTTAGAAAAGGAGAAGAATAATGGGAATTGATGTAGCTTGTGCATTAGTGGTGGGGCTTCCTTTCTTGGAGGTTGTAGAGGACGGAGGAGACTGGTGGGATAAGCATGAAGGAGAGTTGTCACGCTACAGTGTTTGGTATGATTGTCCAGACAAGGCATGTCTACTTGGAATTGGTGTGTTAGAGTCACTAGATTATACATACGAAGAAATTACAAATGTTAATTCCTTGTTAGCTCAAATAGAGAAAGCTAAAGAGAAGTTTAAAGGATTGACAGGGCTTGAAGGCAAGGTGTATATTACACCGAATGTTCCATAGCATGAACGTCTTTGATGAGAAGCTTATGCGTGATGCTGTTGTAACAAAAGAACATATAGACAACATTATTGCTACAAGGAATTATAAAAAGTTTTCATATGAAGAATGTGGCGGCTGCTGTAATGGCATTGTTGCAGATGATGTGGTGTATATTATGGAAATTAAACATAAGGAGAAATAATGAACATTAGAGAATGGTTAGGGCTGGCTAATAAATTAGAACAACCGACAGCACAGGTTAAGCATGAGAATGTCAATGACACTGACATCCGTAGCTCATGGGAATCTTGGAACAAATATTGGAATGATACTAAGGCTAGTGAGCCTATGTATAGCTACGTATGGAAGAAGGCAGAGCAAAGGCTAAACATCTCTAAGAATGTTGTATCTAAATACTTTGCTAACCCTAACGATGTACCTTCTTCTCTGGCAGATTATACAAATCAGCACATGGAGCGAAATATTATTCTGTGGGCTATTAAGAATAAAGAGAATGAGGGTGTGGTGGAGAAATGTAAAAGCATTAGATACCCTGTGTTAGATATTGTGAAGAGTGTGCTCCGCTCTCCAGATGATTGGGATATTGCGTATGAATTCAAAGAGGGTCCATGCAACACAATAGGCTATGGAAGTACATTCACGTATTATACATACAAAGGAAATATTGCTCTTGGAAAGCAGAATATTTATGGAATTGCTTTCACACAGCTAGAGCGGGAGCTTATAGAGTGGTGCGAAGTACATATTAATAAAATTGTTACAGAGAGAAACATGAGTAAGCATCGTGAAGAATTTAATAATACATGGAAGGGCTTCCAATGACAACATTTGAGTTTGTGTGTTTTATTGCTATATTTTATTTTCAGATTAAAACATTTATTATTTTGAAAAGGATGGGTAAGGATGAATAACAAAGACAGAAATTTAAACATTATTTCTATACGCAGAGATGAATTAATAATTCCATTAGAAAATACATTAGACAATTTAGAAGCATTAGGAATTGCTATGGAGATTATGGAGCCTTTATATGAATTGTATAAAATTTGTAGGGAGGCTAATAGCAATGTGTATATTGCAATAGATGGGGATGTATGGCGGACAATAGCCTATTATAAAAATAGGCAATTATGCCAATAGGCCCGTAGGTCATTATAAGCATCGTGAGGTGCAGGCATGAATGACACTACATGCAGCAAATATCTAATTATAGAATATTTTGCTGGTGATGAATATTCAAGCAACACAAGCAAGCATTATGTAATGCGCACAGACAAAGATATTATGACACATGCTTCAGCAGTGTAAAGAGTACATATATATATACAAAGTTTGCCATCTATAAAATATACAAGTATCGAGATTGTTTCACAACTATGTTTCACGTTCATGCAAGCACTCCTTCTCGGGTGCTTTCTCGCTTCGCTCGTTGTTTTCTTTTTGTCTGCCAGACATGCCAACAATCTCTTCTTCTCCTTGCTCTCAGCTCATATAAAACTGTTTTCTCATAGCAGCCTATACCTTCCTATCAAACAACAAAATTAACACGTTTTACCCCTCATATTTCCCACGAATTAGCTGGAAACATAGCAAGAAAATATATGTTTTTCGTGTGCCGTGCCAGAGCTAACAAATTATCGGAAATTTACCTGAATTTTTCTAAAAAATTATTTTTGGATGTCTGTTGGTTAGGACATTTATGATTTCATTCTTGAAAATATCTTGTAGCCTGCTGTGAGCTAACTCTTTGATTATAAAGGGATAGTAAGCATATTTGACAATAATACAGTGAGGCGTATGTGTTGTTTAATAGGCCCACCCCACTTATGCCTTTGTCATGTGTCGCCCCTGAAATATCCTCCCAGTCCCCGAAGTATGATACCCCGCCAGGCTACCGCAATCGATGCACAATGCGACTTCTCGCAAGCGTTGCCATTGCCCTACATAGGCGAAGCCGAATCGCCTTATGAGGCCTTGCAGATAGTCTGCTAGCGATATAGAAAATCCCTATCAAAGCCCGCCCTTGATATGCTTCCAGCATTTCCGATAATACCGGTTATCAGCAATTATCAGGATATAGGGTAGGGTATGAGGTGCAAGCGATATACGTAGGCTATTGGAGTTAGTTGCAAGTTGTTACTAAGTAGGCTGGAAGTTCTCGGTTATGTTTGGTGGTGTGCTGCCTTGTGATTGGTGCGGACAGGCTGCGAGGGTGTGACGTTGGGAGCAAACTGCATTTTCAACTCGCAACATACTACTAGCTTCTCGTACTATAGTGCGAACAGTAGTATATAAGCACCTCATTAGATACCTAACAGGATACCTAACAGGATACCTAACAGGATACCTAACAGGATACCTAACAGGATACCGTATAGCCTCTACCTTTTGCCGGCAAGGCAAGCTTGCTTGCGCACTTCTGAGGCCCATTACAGCCGCCCTACCTTGTTGCCTATGGGATGGCATTGCCGTGTGGAGATGTGCGGATACGTGGCTTGTGAAGGGCAATCTAGCTTGCTAGTCCTTTGCCTTTTAGCCTGTGTTTTAATGTTGTTATTGCAATATTATTACATAACAATGATATTATACAATAATATAATTATATAAGCATATTCTAATATAATTAAATGCTAGTATAGATAATAAAAGAAAAGGCTTATAATTAAATAAGCCTTTTATATATGTATTTAATTGTACTACTTTAAAACCTGCATTTTGCAATTGTATAATTTGTTTTTGTTGTACTCCATTCTAGCCAAGATATAACAACCCGTCGTCTCCTTCATATAAATAAGACTCGCCTGACATTTTACAAGCCTCGCTTAAACAATCGCCAATATCATACCCGCCAAAGCTCCCAAGTTTTCTACCCCAAAACCCCGCCCCGTGGCCGTTACGTGTCAACCACAGGTCATGGCCTACGCCTTTCCAAGTGTATTCTGTACTATTCACCATAGCACGAGACAAACAAGGCTTGAACAGGTTGTAAAACGCCTCGCAATCGCTTTCGGCCTTCTTGATTAATTCGCCAGAGAATTGAGCGCCTTCTGTAAATTCGCTGTCTGGGCCGTACTCTGTCCACTCAATTGCGTCGATATAACCTGAGATAATTGCTTTTAGTTCAATTGATTTTAATCTGTTCATAATCATTTCTCCGTTTATTCAACAACTAAAACATCTTTTAAAACCAGCTTTACATCAACACCCGGCAAGCTGTCATAATATTTTTGTACACTTTCAATAAAACTTTGTTGATCTTCTTTTGTACAATCCCAAAGAGAGGCCAGATATTCTACGCTTGTTTCATTGTGCCCATCTTGAAAAGTAAAGCATTCTAAGCAGGGGCGGCCCTTATTATATACCACGTAAAACATAATCGGGTGCCCAATATTGTCTTCACTATTATATTCTCTTTTAACAATAACGTGTAATTCATTCATTTTAATTTTCCCGTTTGTTTATATCAAAAACTAATTTCCTTGCCTTCATGCCTTGCCACAAAGTCACTACAATTGGCCTTTTGTAGGCTTCGATACAATACCTGCCCAGAGCGATTATACACGGCCCAGAAGGGCTTTAATTTTTTAATTGTCAACATCTTAAACCCCCCATCGTTTAAAAAGGTTTTTATTCCGCTTTTGCTTGTTCGCTTTGTCAGGCTGTTTTGTATATTGTTCTTGTTTCTTGCTCTTTTTAATCTTTGTTAATGCGCTATTTGTTTGCATGTTATTATTTCCTGCTAGTTTGTACGAAAAATAAAGTAGCCAGCCGCTTTACTCTCTTCGCCGTCATAGCTTGCAAACGTATGCCCATACCCATCGGCATAAGCGTTTTGCGCTGTTTGTTCCCAGTCAATTTCAAAAGCGATAAAAGAAGGAATGTCATCTAATTTTAAATCATAACAATCGTCTATTATTTCTTTTATTGTCTCCACGTATATATCCCAGATGGAATTTTCAGAAATAATCCGATACTCGTTCCCGTCAAGTTCAAAAGTGAAATCATCTGATAAGGAACAATCTAAATTTTCGAGAGCTTCTTTAACTTCCGAGAACGTTAGACTATGGCCCCCATGCTCACAAATGCCAGATAAAAGCGTCTTCACTTCTTTTGAATATTTAGTCATCTTGTCTTACTCCAAAAAATTTAGGGGTTTGCTCTATTGCTTGCCTGTATATTGTTGTTGTTGTTGATTCTTGCTCTTTTTAATCTTTGTTAGTGCGCTGTTTGTTCGCATAATTAGATCCCCACTAATGCAGCACGAATGCTGGTTTTATTAAAAATGGCACCATCTGGCGTTTTTGCTCCGCCCCATAGGTTAGTTAGTATATCAGCAGCCTTTTCTTTGGTATTAGTTTTACAAGCAATAACCGCCGCATTATAAAGCCATTCGTCATTATTGATCCATAAGCTTACATTCCACTGGTTCCAATTTTTATAGCCGTTATATTGTGCCATTTTGTAATGCTCCTTTTTTGCTTTTAGGCCCTATGCCTTGAGCTGATAAATTCATTATACCTGTACAATTTTACATTACAAGCGTTTTTTAAAAATAATTTTTGTATAGCATCCTGTCCATTCTTTAAAGCTTGATTGATTAAAAAGCTCCAATGATTCTAGCACGCCGTTTGACAATCTATCTATACAAATGCCGCCTTTGATGTAATCCATCTTAAAACCCCCCTTTAATCGCTGCATTTAATTGCATGGCCGCTCTTGCGTGTGCTTTTGTCAAACCATTGTTCACGGCATACCCCTTAACAAAAAGCAAAACAAAGCGAAGGCACAATGCCCACAGAATACACCAAGCCAAGAAAAACGGATTTAATCAGGGTTTTTGCATTCATTTTAGAACCTCTTTTTAACGGTAGGATTTGTGCAAAATAACGCGACGGCCATCATCAAAAACGCCAACAATGAAGCCAGATTTAAACCACGTTTTTAGCTCAACTTTTGATTTTTTCAACATAATAAAACCTCTTTTGTGTGTGCCTTGCTAGGCGTTTGCTGATTCGATGTAGTGATTCTACTCTCTTGGCTATCCCTGTCAAGCGTTATGCAAAATAATTTCAAATAGTTTTAAGCTTGTTTTGTTTATATAGAATAGCAAATTCCATGCCAGCCATGACAGAAAACAAGTTAAAATTTTTTCACGCATAACGCTTGCAAGCCTTGTTTATATATGGTTTAATAGCACTATGCAACGGAATAACCCTTTTGAGGTTACGCCGCGGCGGATTGTGCCTGACGTTTATAGAATGGCATAAAAACAACATGCGCGGCTTTTCTGTCTCATTTAGACAGCAGGCCCATTGAAGGAGGCTATATTAGAATATGCTAATATGCTTATTTGCTACGCTCGTTTTCTCGACTTTATAGAATTTGAGAGGGTGGCTGGAAACTGGTATGAGCTAAGTGCTTGATTTAAAAGCTAAAAGTGAACCACATTTTTGTGGGGCCATCTGAAACCATTTTCATTTATAAATGAGATTACCACCCGCACCCAAGCAAAATGTTGTCCAACCAAACAGAATAGAAAACTAAGTTTTAATTTTAAGCAAAGGAGAAGTTATGTGCGAAACATTTATACAGGAAATTGAATGGCCTGATAAGATTGAATACTGGAAGTATGTGGGCTTTAAGACAGCAGAAAGAAACACAATATATGCTTCTACATTGGTGGAATATGCAAGGCTTATGGTGGAAAGCAGAACACTTGGCCTTCCAAGAGATAAGACAAAGATGATTGACGCTCAAGATGAATATGAAGCTGATTTGTGCGAGTGTTGCTGCAAGCTTGTTAGAAACATGTTCTACCCAGAATACAATGAATTCCTAGACGACTTAACAAGTGTTATTGTTGACTACGCTATGGAGGACTATTGGAAGAACAATGCTGTAATGGATATACATGAATATGAGCACCCTCTTGTGTACTTTGTCATAGAAGCATTCAATAAGTATAAGCACCTGCATGAGAGTGCTAAAGCAACATACAAGCAACAATAAAACAAAAGCCCATAAGCAGCCTATAGAAATTCTCTACAAGCAAGCTTATGGGCTTGTCACTTTAATAACCATTGTAAGCAATAAACACCTATTCCAGTCGTTTAAATGGTGTCTCCTAGGCTACCCTATTACCGCATACATTTAAAGCGTTTTACACCACTATTTTCCCTACAAGATAGCCACTTTGTATGCCTCCCTGAGAGCAAAGAAGAAGCCTCCTACAGCTGGAGGCTCTACATCCCTGAACTTGATTTCCTTTTTGTATGTTTTAAAATGAAATAAAATATCAGCGGCTTCAAATGTGCCAATCTAAATCTGATAATTTATCAACTGCCCAATATAATTTAGTGACCTTGTTATACAGCTCCTCCAAATCTGCTTCAAGCTTAGCTACACGCTTCTTAAGCTCAGTATTCTCTTTAACCAAAACTCCTGTTGGTGTTTCTTGGTCAGACACATCAAACCCTTTTCTTGGTAGCCCACAATAGTAATCCCTGTAGTCATAATGTGACATCAATGTTTCTCCTCTTCAAGAAACGCCAACATTTCGTTAATAGCATCCCTATACCCATCATTCCATTGTTGTGTGGAGACAGCTTTAATAAAAGCTAATAGCTCTTCAGCCTTCCCAACATTCTCAATTTCAAGTTCTATAACCTCAGTTGCTACAGGGGAAGTTACCAAATTCTCGCCATAATAAAACTTGACCACCCCTACTTCATCATTGTCTCCAAATCCTTTTACATCGTTATAACGCCATGTCATGTGCAGCTTTTTAGTCATTTAGTTCTCCATCCCAACGAATTGTCTTGCTAATGACATTTTTATGCTTGCTCTTAAAACCCTCAAGCACCTCTCCAAAATCTGGAACATCACCACCGACATCTAGCAGCACTCTCCAAACATCTTGAGAATGAATGTTATTACACAGCCTAACAATATCCCAATGAATGTTCTTTGTAAAAACCATCTTGTCTCGTGTCCTGTCTTTCATAGCTAAAGAATAAAGGCTGTTACGGAGAATAGAGAGATTTCCATCAGAGTGTTTTAATAATAAATCTTTTGCAATAGTGGTTTTCATAGATGTCCTTCCTTCCAAGATGTGTTCATTTCTAAAATGCAAGCACGACAAACAAGAATATTGTCATCATACTCGTTTGTGTGCTCTGTATCAATAATTGTATAAACACTACCCCCGCAAAGATTGCATTCATATGTAGCCCATCCTGAAGGGAGTATTCTGCTTTCTATAATCTGTGCTGTATCTCTACATCCTAGAATTTGATTATAGATTTGCTCTCCTGTAAGCTTATTATTGGAAAAGCTTGGAGTGTCCCACCATAGAGAGTTGCTTCCATATTGCCGTTTAAAATCTTCAGCAACATCCTCAACAGATTTCTTCTTTAATAGCTTCATGTGCTCTCCTTTTCTATTTATGCAATCCTACCAATCAATATCTATAGCATAGTCACCAGCTGCCAGAACACCTTTATTATATAAATCATTAGCTACAACTTCCAAGCTAGGGTAGAAATTACGATGCCATAAAAGTTCAATACCACGTTCTGATCTATCCCATTCGTCTGTACCTTCAAACTCCTGCTCTACAGGACGTTCAAGCCAACCCTTAAAGCTAACCCCCATATCGTCATCTGCAATACAAATAGTATCATTTTCATAGTCATACCCTTTTGCATTCTCTAAAGGAATTGTGAAATATTCAATACCTCGTGATTTACAACCATCTTGTTGCTGAAACTTGTAAGGCTTTCCATATTCTTTCTCAACAATTTCATCCCATTCTTGGACATCAATAATATTCACTACTTTCATTTGTGTTCTCCTTAATATTTAAAATTTCTCTCCACAAGAGAGATGTGCTTTCAGAATGAAAGGATTTCTCTCCATTGCTCTAAAATAGCTTCTTCCCGTGTGCTATACGTATTAAGAATAACATGCTGGAAGGCTTCTTGTCCGAGATGCTCGCTGTTGTGTTGCTCTCCTAAGATAATGTTTTCAGGGTTGTGTACATAAACAAAATAAGGAAATGTCTTTTCATCTACATAACAACCATCCAGCACCATCTTTGTTTCCGCAATAGCTTTAAGTTCGTTGTAATAGCGACAGTCTGTAACAATTACAAAATCTGGAGGATTCGAATTAGAATTCTTACATTGTGTAAAAATAACATCCTGTGTGTAGTCGATGTAATAATCACTATGGTGACGCTCCTTCTTATAATCCGAATAATGTTGCATCCACCAGCGCATAGAACGAGGAACATCTACAGAATGCTTATTGTCTACGCACCAGCTAATGAAGAACTTGTCTTGGCAATTCACAACACGCAAAGCTGAATTATCCTTCTGCTTAATATGGGAAGGCATGTGCCACATGTGCAAAGGAATCCCTGTAACATTGCAGCATTGTTGCTTTAAGTGGTCTGCAAAGGCTGTTTGGAAAATTGTTTTTCCTTGTTTTTCTAAAGCATTTGTTAAAATGCTTACACAGTGGTCTTTGCCAGAGCCTGCTTTTCCTCCTACACATATAAAGCGGGTATCACCCAATTTTGTGTTACACGACATTATTGTTTCTCCTTCACAATTAAATATACAACAGACATAGCCCATAAAGCCCAGCCAAACAACAAGCAAGCTAAAACCACAGAGAGGCTATGAGATTTCTCCTTAACAACACAAATGTGCCAAAACAGATATGGAATGCCAGCCCACAGGAGGATGAAAAGGGATTGTAGGAGGATGGCTGTTAGCTGTGTTTGTGTCATTATAGTGTCTCCCAAACAATTTCATCACAACAGGATTTGACATTGTAGTCTTTGTTAGCTTTAACAACAATCTCATTTTTCTCTAGGCTAACAATGTGAAGCCAATCTTTATCAAATACCTCTTCCTCAGAAATAGCCATCACTTTCTTAGCAGCCATCACTTTCTTAGCAGCTTCTTCTGCTTCCAATAATGTAAAGTAGCTTCCTACAAAATCTTCCCAACCACCTTTAGGGTAGTAATCGTATCCAGCAAATACTAAGAACATAGTTTTCTCCTTATTAAATATATTCTTTACGCTTTAACACTGTCTGAACACTCAGCAGAGTGATAAATAGAAATTTATACTTCTCCACTTTAACAATCTCAGTGACAACTCCTCTATTGTAGTTCAGCTTCTTTTGTATCTTAGTGCGGTAGTCTGTCTTACGTGTGAATGTGTACACTTGCTTTGAAAACATATTTATCTCCTTGTTTGTTTCCTTCGACAAGACAGAGAATACATTAGCTACAAGAGCATGTCAACATGTTTGTTACGTTTATTTACAATTTTATAGAAAGTGAAATTCTTTACTTCAAGTATTCCCCTACTAACTAACCTGTCCAGAGCCTGCTCAACTTGCTCATAATCAAGTCCTTGAAGCACTCCCTTAGTAAGAGCACCAATATGCACCCATTCGCTGTCTGTGTATTTGATATAGTGTATGAGTTCTTTCTGAATGTACCACAGTCTCATTTTACACTCCTCTTAGTTACATTAAATAGCCCACGTACCCTGTCCAGTTGGGCATACATCTCCTTAATAACATCTTCGCTTACTAAGTATCTTTCTTCGGCAATGGTGATACCAACTTTGATAGAATGAAGAATCTCATCTTGTGCCTTTTCCTTACATTCATTTCTTGTCATAACGCTCTCCTAGTGTTGTCTGTCAGCAGGATAACATTTGTTTATATCTTTGTAAATATTTATTTGATTGTATTACATTGTGCAGAAGGCACGAGAGGTGGTGCTAGAGGAGATGGCTCTTTATGATGAAACTTAAAATCAAGCTTGGTAAGAAGTTAGATAAGAATATGTATTAATATATTGACACTACAATGGATGCTGAAAGCAGAACACTAGAAGATAGCTTATAGAGTATTACTTAGTAGTATATCTTATATATATATATATATATATTATATCTTACAGAATGGTGAAATAGAACAAAATTTCCCCATAGGCCACACGGAATAATTTAATATTCAAGTGTAGACCTCGGGGATTTTGTTCTTTCGGCTTACAGAACGGAGCCACATGAGAACTCAAAAGATGGGTGACAATCCCTCTAATGATTTGGAGATATATAACAAGAGAAACATAATAGTTTCTTGCCTCTTGTCTGTGAAGCGTTCTCCGCATGATGCTTATCTCTTAGGAGATGTTCCCAGAGTCCTCTTTCGAGGCTGTATTCCACTTTCTGCACCAAATTTCCACGCTTGTAGCTTGCACATCCCTTGGTAGCTACATTATGCTTCTTACGAAACATTAAACAACACATGCCAACGTATCTAGCCGCCCATATGTTGAGAGAGCTTTCTCAAGCCCACGAGAAACAGTATGACACATTTCTGGAAAATGTCAATAGCTGAGATAGAAATAATTTGTAGATACAAAGAAGATGTACATTGTACACGTAGAACACATGTAAAGTAGCTTGTAGGAATTGTAAACAAGTTTACTGATGCGTCAAAACACCTCATTTAGCGTATCTGGTATGGTGTAAATCGTTTTAAATACACTAGGTAATAGGGTAGCCTAGAACAACACATTTAAACGCCTCAGAGTGGCTATAAATGCTTGAGAATGAAAATGTACAATTTTGCTATCTAAATATTGAGAAGCCTCCTTGACAAAACAGGAATGTATGATATATGTAATGTTCACATGTGAAGGGGCGGAGCAAGATTTTTCTTGCCCTTATGTTATAACAACAATAAGAAAGAAAATAATATGGCAGTAGATATTCAAGAAGGCACAAGCTGGCCTGTAAATGAGCTTGGAGAGATTGTAGCACAAGCTGGACTAGGGACAAACAATGTTGTGGCTTATGTTCCAAGCGCCCTTGTCCCCGTAGATGGAACAACAAACAAGCTTAACATTGTAGGAATGCCAGAGAACAGCCTTACAGGTATGCTCTATCCAGCAACAACTTTGGTGAAGCCCCATGCTAACTTTGAAACAGCAGCTGGTACACTAGGCTTTACACTATCAACAACTATCCTGTGTCCTGTTCCATTCTATGCTGTACGTTTACGTATGTTCAACCCTAATGCTTCTGCCACTGTTGGTGTGTTAGCAGCTGTAGCAGCTTCGGCAAACATGACTGGCGGCGTACAAGCTCCTACAGGAACTCCTGTAAACATCGCCGTAAATGGCTCAACATCCATTACAAAACCTGCTGCTTTGTCTGCTGGGTCTACAGTGGATGCTATTTTCTCTGAAGTGGTGACAGACTGGGCTATGTGTACGTCCATCCCTAGAAGCGATGGTGGCAATGGCTATTTATTAATGGTGAGAGAATACCAACCATCTGCTGGCAATACAGAAGCTTCTCGCTCAACAGGGTTGGGAAGCACAACAGCAGATGTTAATCTCTATGGCTGCTCTTGTGTAGCACATAATGGCGATAAAGTTACTTCTTGGTCTGGCTGGTCAACAGCCGTAGCAGCTATTGGCTCAGCTTTCGGTGTAGAACTACTCACTTCAACAGGTGTTGTTAGTGTTGCAGCTTTTGGTGACTCAACAGTGGTAGGTGTAGGTGGTGCTAAAGGTAATGCTGGTGGCATGGCTCTAACAGGTGTTGCTCGTATCAACTCAGGCTCTCCTATTGGCTATTGGAATAATGGTGAAGGGGCTTCTGTTACACAAACATACTTCAAACTGTTCCAAAATGTTATTGCTTCCTCTTTGCTCCCACGTATTGCTGTGTATTGTCCATTCAGTCCGAATGACACAGACAAATATACACGAGCAGGGACAGATAGACAAATTGCTACAATGCTAATGTTTATTAAGGAATGCCGCAACAAGAACATCACCCCATTCTTACTCACACCATGCCCTGAGAATGGCATAACAGCACCACAAGAAACATTTAGACGTGAAGTTGTGAATACAACAAAATCTATTGCAGCTTCTTTGAATGTTACTGTGATTGATCGTGACAGTGTTTATACAAACTACACAGTGGACACAGGAGGGTTTATTGCTGGTACAAATGCTGACACTAAACATCCAAACCCTGCTGGCTATGCTTTAGAGACAGCTTTGTGGTTGGAAGCTTTGAAGTACTACAAATAATTAAGCTTCAAATGCAGTGAGAGAAACACAAGTGTAGCGAGAGCCACATGAACGAAGTGAATGCCCCTTAGCGAAAGCTTTGGGGCTTTTTCTTTTGTCTAAAATAAATGTAAATTTTCTTTACAAAACCCTTGACACACTCTTCCACATGCTTTACATTACGCCTATACAAACAAATTTAGGAGAAACACATGAAATTAGCAATGAAAGAACTTACAAAGATTGTCTTGTTAGCAGCAGCTACAGCAGGAGCATTAAGCTGTACGGAAGTGGCTAAAGCTAGTCCTGCTAAGGCTGAAGGAAATGATATTTCCTATTCAATTGTTGTACACGGAGCCTCTAAACATTTTGGCTACGACAAGACAGGTACACTTCCTTTCAACGAAGCCAACTACGGCTTAGGCTTTGAAGCAGAACGTAATAATGTTGTATTTCGTGCAGGGACATACAAAGATAGCTATTACAAACAAGCTAAGTATGCTACTATTGGCTATCGCTACGCTCTGCTAGGCCAGCAAGATAGCTTCCACGCAGGAGCCTCTGTGAATGCTGGCTGGCTTGACGGAAGCGGTTTTAAGAATGACATGGCTGTTGTTCCGCAATTGGAAATTGGCTACAAGAAAACAACATTGGAAATTGTATATGTTCCAAAATTCACAAAAGAACAAGTGCAAGCTGTTGCTGTAAGCTTGAAATATTCGTTTTAAGGAGAAATAATGCCAACAAATACAAAAGATTTTCTAAACTGGAATGCTGATAGGCTTCAATTTGTTCATGAAGAATACTCTGGAGTTGATTATATGCAAAGGCTTCGTGAAGTGGCTTCTCAGCAGCGTGAGCCTTTGACGAAAGATGAGCTTTATTTCCTCAATCATCTGCGAAATGAGGCTAAATTTGATCAACACTATTATCACGAGAATATGCTTAATAGTATTCTACAAAAATTAGGAGAACTAAATTGACCTACCAAATGACAGACAAAGAATTTTTACAAAGCGCATACAATTTTATTTGCAATGAATGTGATTGGCATGAAACACATTTGCTACGTTTTAAGAACATTATAGACAACATGCCTGACAAGGAGAAGCTGTTGGAGAGTACACTAAAACATATTGACAAGCTGTGTGAAGGGCGTAATGTGAAGGCTTTTACTGAAGGGACAACATATAAAACAGACGAGCTGCTATTCTCTCCAAGTTTGAAAGCTAGTAATGTGTAATAAGCTTACAGAAGCCTTACAAATTCTAGGAGCAATGCTCATTATCCTGTGCATGGTATTAGCAGCAATGTTCTTCCTGTTTATTTCAGCTTTATGCTTTACATGGCTTTGCTTTTCGTATATTATTCGTTACGTTATGTTCAACAAGGAGAAGAAATAATGTGGAGAGACATCAAATACGCGCCAGAAGGCGTTGCTGTTATGACATGTATAGATGGGGGTACAAAAGACGAGAGAAATGCAGCATGGCTGGTAAAGAAAGGCCGTCTTTGGTGGTTGAAAAATGAAAATATGTATGTATACTACACACCAACACATTTCAAATTTTCAGGAGAATTTTAATGACAACAGCGACAGATACAAAGAAGCAGCAACATGCTTGCAAGCAAGCCATTTACAACGAAGGCCATTCAGCAGCCCTGCAAGGCATGGCTCGAAACACATTGTACAAGGAGCTTTTTAAGCTCTATTGGAACATGGGCTACGATGATGGACTGTTAAAGCTTTATAACCTTACACGCAAGCGTGAGCAAGCAACAGGAGGAAAATAATGACATTACAAGAAAATAAGATTGATTTGCAATCTATGTATCAACAGAAGCTTGAAGCAGCTAAGGCTTATCTTGGTACACGCTATCAACTACATCCTGAATTTATTCCTTCTAGGAATATTCCCCGCATTAGTGATGCACATTTGCAGCATAAGTGGGCTGTGAAGAGGACATACCAAGGCCATCAACATGAATAAAGATGATAAATTTGCAGCAAACATTTTCTTATTATGTGTATTTGTCTTGCTTGGAGGTTTTGCTATTGGCATGTCCTTTGGAGAAAGTGCTGGCAAGGCTCAATTTGCAAAAGAATGCACAGGTAAACTTTTCGTCTACGAAAATCATATTTATACGTGTGAGAATGTGGGGATTAAATGATGGGAGTTGATAAACTATTCCACTTCACCCTGTCACTGCTTGTATGCCTCATCAGCACAGCCTTGTCAAGCCTCACTATTGGCATTGCCTTCACATTGGCTGGAGGGATTGGTAAGGAAGCTTACTATGCTCTTGCGAAGAATGGCACAGGATGGAGCTGGCTAGATTTGCTAGCAGATGTGCTAGGGATTGCAGCTGGAGCTGCTTTGATGTATTATCTGCATAGTTAAGAATAAACAAAGGAGAGAACATGTCAGAACGTAAATTAGCATCAATTCAAACTATTGCGGAGATCAAGCCCATTGGAGGGGCTGATCGGATTGTAGCCTATCGTATCAACGGGTGGTGGGTTGTTGATACCAAGGATAAATATCAAGTAGGTGATCTGGGAGTATATTGTGAAGTTGATAGCTTCATTCCAACAGAGATAGCACCCTTCCTAACAAAGCCTGAGCATTTTCCTAAAGAATTTCTAGGAATTAAGGGAGAGCGTTTGCGCACAATTAAGCTTAAAGGGCAATTATCACAAGGGCTATTGCTTCCTATGTCTGTGCTCCCAAACACTGAATCTGTTGGAATCGGCTTCTATATTGAAGGAGAAGATGTGACTTCATCTTTAGGTATCCTCAAATATGAAAAGCCCTTGCCAGCCTGCTTAGCAGGAACAGCTAAAGGAAATTTCCCAAGCTTCATCCCTAAGACTGACCAAGAGCGTGTGCAGAATCTTTCCAAAGAAATCCAAGAAATGCAAGGAGAGCTATTTGAAGTGACAATCAAGCTTGATGGAAGCTCTTGCACAATCTTTGTAAACGGAGAAGATAATGGTGTGTGCTCTCGTAACCTTGAGCTGAAGCAAACAGACACGAATGCTTTCTGGCAGATTGCTGTAGAAGAGGATGTTCATGCAAAACTGCGCTCCACAGGACGTAATCTTGCTCTGCAAGGAGAACTAATTGGGCCAAGCATTCAAGGTAATTATGAGAAAGTTGCCAAGAATGAATTCTATGTGTATGATGTGTTTGACATTGACAAGCAAGCTTATTTGCTTCCAGCAGAGCGTTGGGATGTTGTGCAACAGCTGGGCTTGAAGCATATCCCTATTCTCACAGGAAGTCGTAGACTAGATCACAATGTCCAGCAACTCCTTGACATGGCTGAAGGAGAAGGAATGAACAAGGGCGTTAAACGTGAAGGGCTTGTGTTCAAGCATTTACACTCTGATTTTAGTTTCAAGGCTATTAGCAATAGTTATTTATTAAAGGAGAAATAATGTCAGCAGATGCTATTATTGTATTTGGCATAAGTGGAAAATTTAGCATGGAGCTTCCACTATACTTCTCAATTCACGAAATAACAGACTACGAGAAGAGTTGTGGCTATGCTCCACCAAACACAACCTATTACATCCACACAGGGTTGCATTACTTCGATAAGCATTGGGGATGCTTTAGTAAAGAATTTAGAGATGTTATTCTTACACTCCTGAATCTGCTAGACGATGTCAATGTAAGTTGTGTTTACTATGGGTATGACTGCCTAGATCAAGCAAAGTTGTTTACAATGCAAGATTGGCATGATATTGTAGAGGCTTACGAAATTGCTGAAAGGAAATACAATGACTACGCCTCTTTATGAAATAATAACAGCCCTACAACAAGAGCCTAGCAGCAATGCTAAGCTAGAAATCCTCCAAGCCAACAAAGAAAACGCTCTGTTGAAGGAATATTTGCGTGTAACGCATTCTCCACAGATAAATTTCTATGTTTCTGAAAAGACGTTTCCTATTGCAGACGCTGGGACAATCCCATGCTTGGCATTAGGCACAGCTACAATTGGATACGCTATACATAACTACGCCTTGCGTAACAGTACAGGACACGACGCATTACGAGACATTACAAAGAAGCTTCGTTGGCTGTCTAAAGAAGATGGAGAGCTATTCAAAATGATGCTCCTGAAAGACATTAAAGCAGGAATTGGAGCTAAGCAAATTAACAAAATTTGGGATGGGATCATCCCTGTACAGCCTTACATGCGTTGCTCATTACCCTCAGATGTAGACACAAGCAAATGGGATTGGGAAGCTGGCGTGTATTCACAAGTGAAGGCTGATGGGATGTATTGTGCTATTAGCAATAACAAGGCTGTAACACGCAATGGGAATTGTTTTGATATTAAGAGCTTTCCTGTTGATCTGAGAGAAGCTATCCGTAGTATTCCAAAAGGTGTTGAACTTAATGGTGAGCTACTTGTTCTAGCAAAAGATAACTCTATTATGGACAGAAAGACAAGTAATGGGCTTCTTAACAGCTTGCTTAAGTCAGGTGATAAGATTGCAAAAAACTACACCATTGTGTATTTCATCTGGGATTATCAGTTTGCAAAAGATGCACAACCATACGAATGTAGATACAAGGAATTAGGAGCAGCTTATGCAAAAGATGGCCCTATACGTCTAATTGAAACGCATACCTGTCACACACCAGAACAAGCACAAGAACATTTGAAAGCCTGCCTAGCCCTTGGCTTAGAAGGCACTGTCCTCAAAAACCCTAAAGGGCTATGGAAAGATGGCACAAGCAAAGACATTGTTAAGAATAAAATTGTTGCAGACATTGAGCTTCTCTGTTATGATGTTTATGAAGGCTCTGGAAAGGCTAAAGGGAAGTTAGGAGGCTTGTCGCTGCGCTCCTCAGATGGCATTGTCCAAGTAAATTGTGGCACAGGGTTTACAGATAAGCAGCGGGAGGAATATTGGAAGCATCCTCCTATTGGGTGCATTATTCATATTACAGCTAATGATCTTGTGCAAGAGAAAAAGAAAAACTCTTTTTCTTTATTCCTGCCAAGCTTTCAGGAAATTCGTACAGACAAGAATGAAGCTGATGACTTCCAAAAGATTAAAGATATCTTTAATAATGCGAAGGGAATTGCATAAATGCAAGAAGAAATGCGTAAGATTGTACAGATTGTCTCAAGTGCTCCAGATGATTTGTCAGCACTTTGCAATGATGGCACTGTTTGGTATTTGACAAGCAAAGGATGGGTGAAGACTATTCATAACATTCCACAACCTTGGGAGGAGCCTAGTAATGACAGCTAACACATATTCCAAAGCATCCCTTCCAAACAAGGAAGGCTACAAATTTATTGCTGTGCTAAATGATGGTTCTGAGCATGTTGTAAGCATTGCCAAGAACACACATGGCTGTCATTACATTGTTTCAGAGATTAGCTACGCTAACATTAAACATTGGAGACGTATTGAATAGTACATTGCGTAAATTATTGTTATTAACATTCCTTTTCATTTCACAGCAAGCCTTCTCTGCAACAACAGAAGACATGTGCAAGGCTCTCACAATTTACAAAGAAGCTAACACAGAGAGCCTTGCTGGAAAGCGAGCTGTGCTTGATGTTATCCAGACTAGGATGAGAAAGCAGAACAAAACAGCGTGTCAAATTATTAAGCAACCTAAGCAATTCTCTTGGCACAAGCGTGGAATGAAGCTACATGCTACGAAAGATATGTTGACAACATTTTACAGGATTGATAAGATGGCTCCTGTTTACAAGAATGCTGAATTCTTTCACAATACGTCTGTCAAGCCTAATTGGAAGGGCTTAAAGAGAATTGGGAAGATTGGTGGGCATATTTTCTATGAGAGGAAATGAGAATGATTAATACAAATTTAGCAACACAGCGTAACATCAGCAACGAGGACATTTTAAAGCTAGAGCGTTTACATGTAGCACGAGACAGCTTACATTATGCTATCCAGCAGGCTTATGGGGCAGGCTCTCGGAAGCTGGTGAAAGCCATTGCAGATGTGCTTCCAATGGTTGAGGAGGAGCTACAGAAGCTGTGGGGGTTTCCTGTGAACAGCAATTACTATAAATTCTGGAGTGCTCCAATGTGCTCCTGTGCTGTAATGGATAATGAGGACAACTACCCTCACGGCTATTACACGATTAATAATAGCTGCTGGCTACATGGAGAGGAAAAGGATGAACAAATTTAAGCAGGAGTTTGAAGGCAAGTTTAGTGAGTTTGCATATTCACGTTTAGCGGGTAATCACTTCACTTTTAGTTGTGACGCTATTTGCTCAGAAGAATACCAGTGGATGCTTGCTAGTATGCAAGAATTTATTGATGAGAATTATAAGGAGATGGAATGAATGAGGGTGATGAGGACAACACACAATATCATTTAGACTATGACGGAAACATCTTGCTAGATGAATTTGGAGAGCCTATCCCAATGTCTATTTGCATCTGTGCTGCTTATTGTAGCTGTGAATGTTGTTGTGGAAGCTGGGATGGCGTTGAATGTACATGTTGGGATAATTAAAAGGATAATGTATGACAATTAAAAAACTAGGCAAGAGCAACATTTCAGCAGAGATTGTGGCAGACTCTCGTAGCAGTGTTGATGGCACACGTATTACGACATTCGTAATTGAATACCCTCGCTTCATTCTAAGTGAATTGAACACGCATCGAATGTTCTCACGTAACTCTGCAAGTTCACGAGCTATTCCTATTGCAAAGGTGATTGAGAATGTGCAAGCAAATTGTGCTATGCCTGTTGCTTGGGGAGCTAATCAAGCTGGAATGCAGGCTGAGAAGGAATGTGCGAACCTTGTTATGCTATATAACAACGGAGATGACGCAGAATACCAACTTGGAGTGGCACCAGAAGAAGCTTGGAAGCAAGCCTCAGAGGAAGCTGTTACAATTGCTGAAGCATTCTCTAGAGCAGGCTACCACAAACAAATTGCCAATCGTTTGTTAGAGCCATTTCAGATGATGCGAACAATTGTTACGTCAACAGATTATGAGAACTTCTTTCACCTACGTTGTCACAAGGATGCAGACCCGACAATTCAGGAGCTTGCTCGCTGCATGAAGGAGGCTTACGAGGAGAGTGAAGAGAAAGGCTTAGTGGAGTTGCTAGATGTTGGTGAATGGCATACACCTTTTGTTCACCACTATCGTGGTGTTGACGATCTATGGGAAGTTGGCTTATCCTATGGCCTGTCTGTTTGGGATGAAGGGATTAAAGGCTGGAGATTAGATCAGGAGCTAACACTAGAAGAAGCCTTAAAAGTATCTTCTAGTTGCTGTGCTCAAGTGAGCTTTCGCAAGCTAGACACAAGCTTAGAGAAGGCTATCAGCATTTATGATAAGCTTGTTAATAGCAAGCCTGTACATGCCAGTGCTTTGGAGCATTGTGCTACGCCTATTATCAAGAAAGAAGATTGGGTAAGCCCTTTTGACATGCTAGGTACTGATGGTGTAACACATATGGATAAAGATGGCAATTATTATTCAGGTAATTTCAAATCGTTTATTCAGTATCGGCAGATTATTAAGGATAATGTTTATAAGGGAGGATAGATGCAAAACACTGAATCATGGCTTCCAGACAATTACAATCAAATGCAAACAATCTCCGAAGAAGATGCTTGTGCTTTAAAATGGTATTTGAAGAGCTGCGGGGTTGACACAAACTACTACTGCCTGTCCAATCATAAGAAATGCGATTGGTATTCTAAGGCACTACACTATGTTGCTTTAGGGAAAGGGTTAGATGTAGAGAGTATGCTTCGTCTTGTATTCTCCGAGCAGGACGGAAGAGGCGTTGACGGGTTTATTACAGCTAACACAATCCCATTAAAAGGTATGTTCTTTGCTGAAGTGGATTATAAGAAATATGTGGAAGTGCAATGGGATAAATTTGTGAAGCAGGTGAAGTATGTTATTCAGTTAAGGAAATTGCTAATGGATACGAGGATTAAATGACAAATAAAGAGCTTATTGAAATTCTTTCACAATATCCAGATGATGCACAAGTAGAGGCACATTGCCCTAGTGATGGCTACTACTATTTGGTGGAGAATATTAAATTTAATATTGATGGGCGCATTATGTTGGCAGAATAGGGAGGGAATGTGGCTTATGTAGAGAGCAAGCAGCCTTGTCCCCGTTGTGTACGTAATGGACGGGACAAGGCAGGGGATAATTTTCATTTCTATGGAGATGGACGTGGAGGCCACTGTTTCAGCTGTGGATATACGATGCTGTCAGATGCTGAAAAAGAAGCTCGTGGAATAGATAAATTTGAATGGGATGAAGAACAGGAGAAAATTGTGAGCACGAAGGAGGTTATTACGCCAGAGGAATCTGAGCAAATTAAGAGCTACACAGGGACAAAGGGGCATGAAAGCCGTGGTATTACGGATGAGACGTATAAGGCTTATGCTGTGCGTTTTGAATACAGCGAGGAAACTGGAGAGCCTACAAAGCACTATTATCCATACACTGAGAACTATAAAGCTGCCGGATATAAAATCCGCATTCTGCCCAAGGATTTTACAACAGTGGGGAAAATTGGGAAGCAGAGTGAGTTGTTTGGGCAATGGAAGTTTAAGAATAGTAATTCTAAGAATGTTGTGATTTGCTCTGGTGAAGTGGATTGTTTGTCAGCTTTTCAGATGCTTGAAAACTATCGTAAATCTCGTAATGGAGATTTTGAGCCTACTCCAGTGGTTAGCTCTGGAATTGGAGAGACAGGGAGCTACAAACAAATTCAGCTTCAGTATGAATGGCTTAATCGTTTTGATAAGATTATCATCTGCTACGACATGGACACAGCTGGAAAAGATGCTATTAAAACTCTAGTGAAAGTGCTACCTAAAGGTAAGATGTTTGTCATGGAGCTTCCAGCTAAAGACACAAACGAGATGCTTTCAAAGGGTAAGGAGAAGGCTTGGATTGACGCTTATTATAAGGCTAAACCTTATAGCCCTGACGGGATTGTTGGGAGCAGTGGATTGCTTGATAAAATTAAAGAAGCAGCATTAATTCCTAAAGTTCCCCTCCCAGCTTTCATGCACGAGGTAGAAAAACAGATGGCTGGGGGCATTCCTTTAGGTGTTATTGTGAATTTAGCTTCCTCTTCCGGCAGTGGAAAGAGTACGATTGTTGATGAATGCACATATTTCTGGGCTTTTAACAGCCCACACAAGCTTGGAGTAGTTACTTTAGAGAGCGATTGTGCACAATACGGAACAAAAATACTGTCTCGCCACATCTCTCAGAAGATTGACCTCATTGAGAACAATGAAGATAAGTTGAAGTTGTTAAACAGCGATTACATAGAGGAAAAATCTAACGAGCTATTCCTAAACCCTGATGGTAGTGACAGGTGGATGCTTATTGAAGAGCGCGATGGTGGGCTAGAGAGTATGAAGGCTTTAATTATGGAACTTATTATCTCTTGCGAGTGTAAGTTGATAATTTTAGACCCTGTGAGTGACCTTCTTGAATCGCTGGACAATGAAACTCAAGCTGGCTTTTGTAAATGGATGAAGGGGATTGTGAAGTCTCATGGGATAACATTTATTAATGTAGCTCATGTGAGAAAGTCTGCCAGCAACCAAAAGGCAAATTCGACAGGTGCAGTTATGCACGAAGAAGATATTTTTGGAAGTGGTAGCTTGATTAAATCTGCTGCATGTAACCTTCTATTCACCCGAAACAAAGAGGCAGAGGATGCAATTGAACGAAATACAATTTCTATGCTTATGTCTAAATGCCGATGGACTGGTAGAACAGGTATTGCAGGACAATATTACTATGATAACGAGTCACACACTTTATTTGACAAAGCTGATTGGCTCAGAACACAAGGAAACAACTTCTAATGGCAGTAGCTAGAAAGAATATTGTAAATGTGGGTGACGTAAGCCCTCACCACGACTTATTCTTGGACGTAAGGGACTTCGTCGAAGATTATATTGAGAATGTTGCAAAATAACAGGAAGTTTGTTGAGCGCAGCGAGAAACCCCTTGCCATCCCAACAAACATGCTGTAAGCTATCTACACAAATTCATAAACAAGGAGAAAGATAATATGGAAATTACACAAGACATCTATTTCGACGTAGCCAAACATGCAAACGCTTGGGGTGTTGCTCATGAGGAGGCTAGTAAACGTATTCAAGAGTTTTTGTTTGAGAGTAGCATTTATTGGGCTGGCGCAAGTCGTGGAGATATTTTTGCTGCGGAAGCTCTCTATTTGTTTGTGCGAGAAAAAGATATTACATATTCGTACTTTGCCGGAACGTCAGCAATAGAAGCCACCCTGCAAGCCTCTACAACATATACGCTTCATATTGAACAACTAAAGGCTAAAGAGGAAGATAATGAAATTATCCAGCTTCTTGGCAAGAAATATTCTAAAGCTGATATTGAGAAAGCTCTTCAGCTTCTTACACCGAAGGAGGAAGTATAATGTCACACCCTATTAAGTTTAAAGATTTACTGGGAAAACGTATCATGCGAGTGGAAGTTACAGACTCTGAGGTGTTCTTACACACTTCTAGTGGATTCTACAACCTCTACCACGAACAAGATTGTTGTGAAGATGTTTACGTAGAAGATGTCTGCGGGGACATTGACGATATTGTAGGGATTATCACAGAAGCTGAAGAAGTGGTTAGCGAAGACAATATCAAAGATGGAGATGAAAGCGGTACATGGACATTCTACAAGCTAGGCACACAGAAAGGCTCTGTTACAATCCGTTTCTACGGCACAAGCAATGGGTATTATTCTGAGAGAGTAAACTGTGTCTATGTGGATAACGGGTATTCTACAGCTCGTGGAAAGATGCTTAGCTATCTCTCAAAGAACGCTAGCAAGGGCGGTGTGAGCATGGAGCATTCAAAGATGTTAGACCATGAGCTACTGGAATGTTATACCAAAGCTGTTGACAATGCTTCTCGTGAAAGCCAGAAGCATATTGACCTATCTCGTATTCAGAAGCTCGACAAGGGGATACTACTTCCCTATCTTATTAAGACTGTTGCGGAAGAGAAAGTAGATATTTTTCTCCTGAAAGAAACAGATAATGGTGATGGAACAAACACGCATATTCTTGAAATTGTCAGTAAGAAGGAGGAAGCATGAACATACAAGCCCTAGCAACAATTGTAGAGGACATGAATAAGGCCCTCTACAAAGCCCTTCCAGATGTTGAAGGCATTCATCTGCGTTATTATGATAGTAGCTTCTGGCTATTACAATGGGAAGAAGAGATTCTTATCAACTCTGTAGCAGATAGTTTAGAGGATGATTTAGGAGCCTACACGTTAGCTCAAATGCAAGAAATGCTTGCAAAACGCTTTGCAAAGGCGTATGCTGAGAAGCTTGTTGATAAATTAGAGGAGAAGTGTAATGAGCCTTTCTGAGAGTGTTTTACAGAGCCAGATTGCTTTGAACCAGAACCAAATTAGGATGCTACATTTCTGGGTAGATGATGCTTTTAGTGAGATGTATCAACATATTCATCATTATAAATACTATGCCGGATTGAAAGTTGAGAAAGAGCACATTAAAAAGATTAAGCAAGGGCATTACAAAGTTATTGATGCGCGTAAGCGAGAGATTGCTAAATACGTCAAATTGCAGAAGGCTTGGAAGGATGAGCTTAAGGCTGTTCGACAGCGGAAAGTTCTGTGGTGACATTGTATAATGCCAATATTCAAGTGTAGAAGTTGTAAGAAAGAGTACACAGTTTTTCAGGAAGCTGCGAGGTGTTGTTATGGAGCCTTTACAGGGCACTGTGATAAGAACATGACAAAGGAGCAATGGCAGGAGGCTTGGGAGAGGCTTTGCAGGGATAATGGGGTTGTGTGTTTGGGTGGGAAGAAAGAATAAGGAGAAGAATGTATGGCAGTGTATGCAGCAGACATTGAGACAACAGGGCTATTGGATGATATGTACAAGCAAGAACATCCAAAGCTTCATAATATTTGTGGTATTAACATTGAGACAGATGAGATTGTGTTGTTTGAAGGCTCTGATAAATCCAAGATTCAAGCTTGGCTTGATGAAGGGCATACATTCGTCACACACAATTGCTATACATATGATATGCCAGCCTTAGAGTTTCTGGGGTTTGGTGTGTCTAATGTTAAGTGGATTGATAGCTTGGCTATTTCTTGGTATCTGGAACCAGAAAGAATGAAGCATGGCCTTGCAGAGTATGGAGAAGATTTTGGTGTCAAGAAGCCTATTATTGAGAATTGGGAAAACCAAACACAAGAAGAATACAACCATCGTGTTATAGAGGATTGTAAGATTCAGAAGCTCTTATGGCAGAAGCAGACAAAGATGCTCAACACATTGTATGGTGATTCAGGGTATGAGCGTGTCCTTAATTATCTAATGTGGAAAATGCAATGCTTACGTATGCAGCAAGACAACAAATGGAAGCTTGATGTTGATGGTGCTAATAAGCTCAGAGTGTTGCTAGAAGCTGAGATTGAACGCAAGGTGGATGCTCTTAAAGAGGTTATGCCTAAAGTGCCTGAGTATGTTGTTCGTAAGCGTCCAGCAAAGCCCTTCAAGATGGATGGCTCTCTATCAGCATCTGGAGAGAATTGGAAAGCTTTGACAGAAGAGCATAAACTCCCATTTGAGCACACAGGAGATATTAAGGTTGTTAAAGGTTGGAATATTGGTAATCCTTCTTCTCACGTACAGATGAAAGCATGGCTTGATGGGCTTGGATGGGAACCAGAGACATTTAAATTCATTCGTGAGGATGATGGCTCAACACGTAAGATTCCCCAGATCAATCTTAAAGGTGGTGAGATTTGCCAGTCCGTAAAAGATTTAATTCCTAAGTGTGCTGGAATTGAACACATTGCAGGGCTTGGAATTCTTAACCATAGGCTTAGTGTTGTTAATGGGTGGCTTCGTGATAGCGTAGATGGCTGCATTACAGCACGAGCACAAGGCTTTACCAATACGCTGCGTATGCAGCACAAAGAATATTGCAACACACCTTCCACTCGTGTTCCTTATGGAAGTGAACTGCGAAGCCTTCTTGTAGCTAGAGAAGGACATACTCTTTGTGGTAGTGACTTAAGTGGCGTAGAGAACTATATTAAGAACCATTTCCAATGGCACATTGATAGAGAATATGTAAAGACACAATTATCTGATGGATATTGCCCACACTTAAGTATTTGCGTATCAGCAGGGATGATGAGCGAAGAGGATGCTGAGTGGTATAAATGGTATAAGAAGCAAAGTGAGCACACACCAGAGTTTGATAAGAAGTTTGCTGCTCTTGACGCTATCCGTTCTGTAGGAAAATCCACCAACTACGCATGCCAATACGGATCGGGGGTCGAGACTTTGGCGAGAACAGCGAAGGTTAGTAAGAAAGCTGCAAAGATGTTACATGAGGGATACAACAAGCTTAACTGGTCCGTCCCTAAGATTGCTTCAATGATGGTGGTGAAGAGCACAGCATTTGGAAATTGGCAGCTTAATCCTGTTAATAAGTTTTGGTATTCTTTGCGAACAGATAAAGATAGGTTTAGTACATTGGTGCAAGGTACAGCTGCATATGTATTTGATATTTGGCTTTACCAATGCTACATCCTTGCTAAGAAGCGTAGAATGGAATATAAGATTCTTGCCCAATCCCATGATGACCAAGTCCTTGAATTTAAAGGAGAAATTCGTGACGACATTGAGAATCTTATACGAGATGCCTTAGTAAATGTTAATAAAACATTAAAACTTAATGTAGCTATCAAGTGTGATGTTATGTTTGGAAAGAATGGTAAGGAGATTCACTAACTTGACAGAATAGGATTTCATGGTACTTTAACCTTACGTTTTAATTACATAGGTGGTATTGTGAATATAATTTATCTTTTAACAAATAAGACAAAGAGTAGTGGCAGAAGATTTTACATAGGCTCTAAATCAGAATGCACAGTTGTCCCAGTAGACGGTGTAATGACTATGATAGATAGAAAAGGACTTCCTTACTACTCTTCGTCTTGCAGTATAGAGTTTTGGGAAGATTTTAAGCGTGGTGACGTATTTGAGGCTTCAATTCTTGAGGAGGTTTACGACAGATACGACCTGATAGCTACAGAGGATGCTCACATAGTAAAGAATGATGCAGTAATCTCGGATGAATATTACAACATATCGAATGCGTTTTTAAACACTAGAAATGTTAATGCTATTGTAAACCTATACGGTGAGGACTTAGTAAGCTACGCTAAATCTAGATCAAATACTAGCAAGAAAGATAATACCGCAAAGGACTTAGGTTTCAAGAATTTTGGGGAGCTTGTTTTTGATATACATAAGAATTACAAAATTCTTCAGAATTGGGCTAGGGTGTCAGAGTTGTATGGGAAGGAGAGGCACTGGAGTAATGTGTATGCTTCCTCTTACAACATTGACAAAGCTCATACAGACATTGAGAAATGTTCTGAGAATGATGTCAGGTCTTTATATGCAAAGAAGTGCTCTCTTAGTAAAATCTGTGAAATTCTTTGTATAGAGCCACCAGCTGCTAGGGTGTTGCTGGGGGATTTTGCAGACAAGAAAACAAAACAATTCAATGTAGCATACTTACTAGGTATGTCACAAGGAGAACTTGAGGCTAAGATAACCATAGATGTACTAAATGATGTCCCTATTAAAGATATTTGTACTAGATATGGTGTTAATGAAACATCTATGAAGCGGTATTTTATGAGATGTATAAGAAGGCACTTGTCTCCAGAAGATATATCACCTATAATACATGAGACGGAAGAGGAAATAGCAGAAGCAAGAAAAGCACGAAAGATAAAGCAAGCTAGGTTGTCAATGACAACATTAAAGAGTATGGTTGCTCACTTAAACACACCAGAACCAGTGCAATCAAATAATAAATCTGGATACAGGTGCATAGCAATTAGGGTGTTATCTGGTGGTGGTATATCGTACTCTGTTGGTATTAGAGATGGGAACAGTAAAACAACCCTAACATTTAATAGTGACAAATACGGAAGTCAGGAACTAGCATTAGAAGCAGCAATAAAATATAGAGATGAGCAGTTTGCTATTTTGGATGCAAGGAGAGCCAATGTCAACCCGCCTAACACCTGAGCAAAAAGAGGACATCTTACGAATGGCTAAAGAGGGCTATACAGATAAAGATATTATGGCCCTCTACCCTGTTCATAGGAGTTATATTTGGAGAATTAAGTCTGGCAAGAACACCAAAAGCAAGCGCACTGTTAAACCCCTTCCCATAACAGAAGGCTTGCTGTTCTCCCTCTTTGAGCGTATGATGATGGACGCTGCTCTGGGAAACGAGAAAGTGGAAGTGGTAGTGCCAGCAACATACACACCTCCCAAGGAGCTATTTTCTGTAGAAATACTCCCTGTTGAAATTAGAAACACCTTGACAGGAGAAATGGAACATTATATAATTAGGCAAGTTGATTATAAGAATGTTTACAAGCTTCTTGACAAGCATGTAGAGATGCCTTTAACATTAGATCAAATATTGATGTTGAAGGCTGAAAGTAGGAAGCTGGATAAGGAGATGAACAGAATAGAAATAAATGTTGACAAGATGTTTTAAGTGTGTCATAATGTTGTTTTCAATGCTCCATTAGCTCAGAGGAAAGAAGCAGAAATTTTCTAAATTTCAGGTCGTTTGTTCGAATCAAACATGGAGCACGCTTACATTATAGAGGTAGTTTGTGTGGACAGTAGAGAAAATAATATCAAAGGGTGATTATAATTACTGTATAGTCAGAGATCATCCAAGCAGGACAAAGAATGACTACGTCCTGCACCACAGAGTAGTCATGGAAAACATGTTAGGCAGGTTATTAACAAAAGATGAGGTTGTGCACCATATTAATGGGGACAAGAAGGATAATAGGGAGTGCAACCTTGAGATAATGAGCAATAGTGAACATGCCTCGCATCATGGAGAGTACGTCACAAAGTCTATGTCTGAATGGGTTTGCCCTTGGTGCTCAAAAGTTTTTACTAGAGAAATATATGAGTGTAGGTATTTGACAGGGAAGGCTGGCTGGTGCACGTGCTCTAAATCTTGTAGGTCAAGCTTAAGTAATTTTGTAACAAGGTACGGAATGAATGATCTTTTAAAAGAAAAGATAGAAAGAAGTTTTATTAGAGAGTTCAAATGGGTAACATACTCGTGGGACACTAGCTCAATTGGTTAGAGCAATCCACTCATAATGGATAGGTTCTGAGTTCAAGTCTCAGGTAGTCCCACTAAATTAGGCATTATGTATTCTGCCAGCGTAGCAAAAGAAATACACGTAATGCTGAGAGGCATTCCTATTAATTGACAAAGGAGAAAACATGTCAGAAAAGAAAGCATTAGTGCCAGCACGAACAGAGAAAGAGCCTTACAAGATTACGGATGCGCAGAAACAAGCAGCTGCTGAAAGACGCAAGGTTGGGAAGCCTAAGAATAAGCCAAAGAAGGAGAAACAATGAAGTTTTCAGACAACAACCGGCAAGAAGTGTTAGTATATTTAACAATGTTCGTAAGGGCTTTGTCAAAACGATGTGGCGTAGAAGATAGCAGTATGTCTCTTAGTGTCACGTCAGATGATAAGAAAGCTCTGACTATCACAGCAAAGGTCGTAGACGAAGAGAAATATAAAAACACTAGAGGCGACATTAGCAAGGACTTGTCTGATGATATTATCAAAGGGTTGATGTTAGTTTGTTGTGGGAACAAAGACGTAAAAATTTCTTGGGAGGATGATAAAGAAGGTGTTGCGTATATTCTTGTGTACACAGACGAAGGCCTTGATGAAGTAGTGGGAAAGGAGAAACAATGAGTAACCACTTCGCTCACAATCACTCCGTCCACAACAATTCAGTATCTTCTGGAGGTATTAGTTTTCTAGGCTTGCTTACAATTGTTTTTATTGTATTGAAGCTTACGAATTACATTAGCTGGAGTTGGTGGTGGGTGTTATCCCCAATTTGGGCAGGCCCATTAGTGGTGTTCTCTATTGTGTTCGTATTTGCATTCATCTTAGCCTTGATGAAGAAATAATGTTTCCAGAGCCTAATATAAGTGAGTGGCCTGTCATTACAGGCGATTTCTCAGACAACTATCGTATCACAGAATTTGCTACGGCATATTTTGCAGAGCAATATGTAAATGGAAATTGGGAAGCATTAAGCAAGCCTTGCAGAACGTATCAAGAAGCTTTGAAAGTGATTCGTCAAGCAGAAGAAAATTAGCTGGCACAACAGCTATGTCGTAAAGACAGAAACAAGGGTATTGTGCAATTAATAGCGAGTAGCATAGCTACGAACATTTCCAAGTGGAAAAGGAGAAATAAATTATGGCAGAACAACAATATGGTGTTTTAGAAGGTACATTTGCTTTTATGAAATTGGCAGAGCCTTCAACAAAGTACCAATCAAAAGATTTAGAGTATGCTGTTGATGTTGTCGTTAGCAAGGCTACTGCTAAAGCATGGAATAAGCAATTCCCTAAGCAGAAAGCTAAGGAGTTTGAAGCCGCAGAGTTTGAGCAGAAATTCAAAATGCCGATTCCAGCAGAGCTAGAAGGTGAAGATGAAATTTACATCATTAAGCTGAAGAAGGCTGCTACAAAAGATGGTGTAGCATTTGATGATAAATTCCGCCCTAAGCTGTTGTTAGATACATCTGAAGGCCGTATTGATATTACGCTAAGCCGCTTAGCTGCTAATGGCACGAAAGGCAAAGCGAGTTATCGCATTACATCTAATGACTTTGGAACATTCGCACAGCTAAATAACATCCTCGTAGCTGAAGAAGATTTCAAAGAGTATGTACGCTCTTCTGGAGTTGCTGGTGCAGAGTTTGGAGAAGCTAAGCCAATTGCTAAAGTGGAACCTGAAAGCAAGGCTGCTACAGCCTCACGGCCTAAAGCTGCCGAGGCAAAGCCGAAGGCCCCTGAAGATGATGACGATAATCAAAGCCCTTTCTAAAATGTAACACAACGGAAAGTTGCAAACAGCCCTGTCCTTAATTGGGCAGGGCTTTTATTACAACCACACATAGGAATACACATGAAAAAATATGATGTGCTTGTAGACTTCGATACGCCATTGATTGCTATGGCTGCTATGCAGCAGAAGAATTCTGTTATCGCCACATTCAACAAGAATAAGCGTCAAAAAGAATTTGACAATAAGACAGCTTTTAACAAGTGGCTTAAAGAGAATGACAAGTGGGATATTGAAGATTTTACAATTGAAACAAAGAGTGTAATTGTAGGAAGTTTGGACAAAGCCTTATCGTCTCTCGTCCAAAAGGCTAATTACATTAAAGCTAGTAAGCATATGGCAAGCTGTAAGTTTGTCGTAGGAGGGCCACATGGAAACTTCCGCGACAGCGTAGCAACTATCCTTCCTTACAAGGGCCAGAGAGGTGAAAAGCCATTATTATCACGTAAGCTTAAGGAAGCCCTTCTCAACTCATTTGACGTGGAAATACTCCAGCCAGATGGGGATTATGAGAGTGATGACCTCATTTCTATGTACTTGCATCAGGATGTTGATAACAAGGACAGTAAGCGAGCTATCATGTCTCCTGATAAGGACTTGAAGCAATGTCAAGGCTGGCACTTTGATAATGACAATCCGCACAATCCTCCTTTCTTTATTAACGAGTTTGAAGGCTTCTACAATCTCTGCTTTCAAGGAGTTACAGGGGATGCTACAGATAACATTCAAGGGCTAGGATTTCAGCACCCAGAAATTGTAAAGAAATATGGATTGAGGAAGTCTAATGGGATTGGTCCTGCTAGTGCTAAGCTTATTCTACAAGGATGTAAAGAGCCTTGCCAGCTTGCAGAGAGGCTTGTAGGCATCTACAAGCTTACATTCCAAGAAACACACGGAGAAGGCTGGAAAGCTATTTTAAACGAAAACATGCGCTTGCTGAAGATGCTAGATTATAAAGGCCAAGTGTATGTGTTTACAGAGGAGTGGGGAATTGAATAATACTACACTAAGACACCTCCCTTCAGATCACTACTTTCAGGAAATACTGGAACCAGAACATTTTGCTAGAGTGCTAGGCACAGGTATGTTGTTTGAGCTAGAGCCATATGCTCCAAGCTATTGGAAGGAGCATTTAAAGCTTAAAGCAGAATGGGAGAGACGAAAACAATGCGAAGCATGATGGAAGGGATTCGTAGTATCCAACCATGGGAACAACTCCCACATGTATGGAAAACTGAGGCAAGCTTCTGGGCTTGGGTGAAGGGAGTGCTTCGGAGAGGCTGGTCTAAACATCCTGTTAAGATTGAGTTCATTAAGAAGAATAGAATTCGCATTCCCAACCCTAATCCAAGAGGCAAGGTAGCATCTGTATGGGGTGGTAAGTGTATGCGCTGTGGGGAGCTATTTGTTGAGAAGGATATGGAAGTTGACCACCTCGGAGGAACTGCTAACCTCACAGAAGAAGGTCATCTCCAATCTTGCCTTAAGAAGCTGTTGCTTGTGTGCTTTGATGACCTTGAATGGCTATGCAAAAGCTGCCACAGCATCCGCTCTTATGCTCAGCGTTACGGAGGCACAGAACAAGAAGCTATTATAGCCAAGAAGGGAATTGCTTTTAGCAAGCTTACAGCAGCACAACAAAATAAAGCCTTGCAAGAGATTGTTGGAAGTGCTAACATGGACATTAGTAGAACAAAGACAGTAGCTAAGCGTAAGGAATATTATTTGGAAATGTTGAAAGGAGAATGTTGATGAGTAAATTTAAAGTTGGTGATAAAGTTGTGTGTATTGATGCTGCTGCAAGTGGCAAAAGTCTTAAATACAAGCGTCTATACACAGTGTCAGGATTTAATACTTTGGATAACGGAGAGAACCTCATTTTCCTAGCTGAATTTCCGTATGAACGGGTAGGCTTCTTCACATATCGTTTTGATCTTGTAGAAGAAGCAAAGCAAGAACCTCCCAAACCTCCTTCCTTCAAAAACTACCTCTCCCCTATGTGTCGTGTGGAGATGCGGAATGGTGATGTAGCTATCTTTATCGAGGATAGTTTTATTGGTGATGGAAGCGTTGTTGGGTGTGTTAGCCAGTACCTAGATGATGGTAAAGTAGCTCCTCCAAATAATGTAGGGCTTAACAAGGAGTTAGAAATTGTACGTGTACTTGAAAAGCCACCTTATCTCGCTAGTATCTTTTTTGAAGATCATTTTGGAAATGTGCTATGGGAAAGCCATGAGCTTGCTACTAAGCGTAAAGAAAAAGACGAGAAGATTAATTTCAAGCAAATTGAAATTAAGATGGCACAACGTAAGCTGGATGAATTAGTTAAACAATTAAAGGAGATGGGTGATGCCTAATAATGTAGAAATTGATGTTAGCAATTTAAACCTCTTAGCCCGCCTAACACTAGCTGTAGGCTATTGTGGAAGCTTAGAGGAAGGCAAGACAGCAATGCAAGAGATTATTTCCAACATTGGAGAGCAATGCTTTAAGCAATTCTGCGCTGAGCTTGTCCTTGTAGACCAAGAGAAGCTTGGGAAGGAAATGTTTAGTATTATTTCGCAAGCTTTTAACGAGTATGCTGATATTAAGAAAGGGAATTAATGAGCAACGCTACACAACAATGGCACGAACAAGCCTTAGAGCTATTACAAACAGGGCTAAGCTGGCGTAAGATTGCCAAGGAGCTTAACATTCCTAAAAGCACATGCTCTGACTGGCTTCGTAAACAAATTGCAACAGAGAAGAAACAAGAGCGTGTATTTCATAAGCCCTTTAAGAAAGAACGTACAAGCCAGAACAATGAATGTATCCTGTTCATCTCTGACTTACATGCTCCTTACAACCACAAGGATGCTGTAGGCTTTCTTGAAGGCTTACGGGATAAACATAAGCCAACACGTATTATATCTCTTGGGGATGAGCTTGACCATTCAGCCTTGTCCTACCACGAGAGCGACCCTAACCTAATGTCTGCTGGAGATGAGCTAGAGGCTGCACGTAAGACAATCGCAGACCTTCACAAGCTATTCCCTAATATGGACATTATGGAAAGCAATCATGGAAGTATGGTGTTTCGTAAGGCTAAGACACACGGTATTCCACGACAATATATTAAGAGCTATCGTGAGGTGTTAGGTGTAGGAGAAGGCTGGAAGTGGCATTATGACCTGACAACAATACTTCCAGATGGAAGTGACTTGTATGTGCATCATGGGCGAGCTGCTGATGCTTTAAAGCTCTCTCAACAAATGGGGATGAGTGTTGTACAAGGGCATTATCACACAAAGTTTAAAGCAGATTATTGGAGCAATCCACGAGCCTTAATGTTTGCCCTGCAATGTGGCTGTTTGATTGACGATGAGAGCTTGGCTTATTCTTACAACAATGTTAATATTCAGCGCCCTATTATTGGAACAGCATTGATTGTTGATAGCAAGCCTGTGCTGGAACCCATGAAATTGTGAAAACAATTTTATAAGCCAATGAAGCTGTAGGCTGAATAAGCCAATGAAACTTTGAAGCAACATTAAAGGAGGAACAAATGGAAATTGATATTCGCGGATGCGCTCCAACAGTAATTAACAAGATTCGTATTCGTGATGAGAACGAGGACGACTACTGTATAGAATATATCTACAAAGAAGATTTAGGGGCTGTTCGTATTGGAGATTATGCCTCATGCTGTAATAAACGTATCTACAACAAAGATCATGCTTTAGACATCATCAAAGGCATTAATAAAGCCATCGAATTAGGCTGGTTTAAATAATGGGACAACGTATGGACATCAGCCTACGCTCTGGCAATCTCAACATAGCCTTGCTTTCTTCTGGAGATGTTGCTATAATGCCAACACGCAATATAAAAAATTATATTGAATATGTAAACAATTTAACATGTGTGTTTGACAACAAGGGTGTTACGTTTATTTTAGAGCTTGACAATATCCCTGTTGCCGAAATGCCTAAAGAGGAATACGTTTATAACGAACGTATTAAAGGATATAAACAGAAGCCATTGTTGTTGATGTGGCTTAAAAGTTTAAGCCTAACAGCTTAATGTCCTTACACTTAGGAGAGTAATATGAGCACTAAAAGTATGATTGAAATGATTCCATATTTCTACGAAGATGTTTATACATTCAATGAAATTGCAGGAGTGTTTGAAAGCTCAGACAGCCCTCGTAAGCAAATTGAACGTGCTGTGAAGATTTTCAAAGAGGAATGTAACGAGACAATTGATGCTGCAAAAGACCTTGATAGTGTAGAATTATTGGATGGTGTTTGTGATGTGTTTGTGACACTATCCGGCTTGATGCAGACAATGAATCGTTTAGGTTTTAACATCGAGGAAGCTTTACGGCGTGGTTGTGAGAACAACTTGGAGAAGTTCCCAAGTGATGAGATTCTTTTTTCTTCTCGTGTACCTTGGGAAGCAATGCAACCTAATGGAACAACACACACGCATAACAAATATTACGATGTGCATGTATTCAAAGATAAGAACAGTAAAGTGAAGAAGCCTGTTGGCTTTAAGCCTGTAGACTTGCATGATTTAGTACCAGACAATATTTGGGAAGATTAATAAGAAACAAAGGAGATGTTATGGCAAAGGCAGTAGGAGCACGAGATGTATTACACGGCCTTATGGGGATGGGGCAATGGCCTCAGAAGGCTAAGACAATTGGTGATGAGCTTATGCTTATTGACAAAAATAAAGAAGAATTGATTAAGCCTTATTTGTTTGCTTTAGGGATTGATGTACGATTTCCTGTTAAAGTGGATGTTGTCAAGTATCGTGACCTAAACAATCACGTAGATATTGGGTACAGGTTTATTGGAGACATACGCAAAGACAAGGCTTATATCACAAGCCCTTTGTGTGACATTATGGAGCGTATCTCTATTGCAAGCTGGAAGGATGTCTCTCTAGGTAAAGAGATGGCTACAATTCAAGGAATGCGTGTTAATTTTGATGAAGGCTCTGATTGGGTGGCTACAGGAGAGAAAGAGGATGATGTTGTGCCAACATATCAAGCAGACTTAGCTGTTATTCGTAGCTTGCAAGAAGCTGCTCGTAGCATTCGTGGTGGGGAGGAGGGGCAGAGTGAATACTGATAAATCAATCCTTGTGAATTCTGATAAACAAGTTGTCAGCCAAGCCAACATTAAAACTTGGAAGGATGGTTATGTAGATGAATATCCTGAGTTTAGCAAGATTGCAGATGAACAGATTAAAATCTTCTGGCCTTGGAATGAAATCAATGTTGCTAAGGATAAGCAAGACCTGCTTGTTGGAGTTAATGAAGCTGAGCGACACGGTATTATCACTACACTGAAGTTGTTCACAAAATATGAATTGTTTGTTGGGAATGAGCATTGGGGTAATAAGATTAGCAAGGCTTACCCTCATGTTGGTGTACAGCGTATGGCTGCTGCTTTTGCTCACGTAGAGCTTAATAGCCATGCACCATTTTACGATCAAATTAACAAAGAGCTTGGCTTGTCAAACTACAAGTTTTACACAGAGTATTTGGAGGATAGTGTGTTATCTTCTCGTATGAGCTTTATCTCCTCACTACTCTCCCATGAGGATGATGAGATTTCTACAGCTGTGTTCTCTCTTGTAGAAGGCGCTGTCCTGTATTCTGCCTTTGCCTACTTGAAGCACTTCCAGAGTCAAGGTAAGAATAGTATGGCTACAATTTGTCGTGGCATTAATATGTCAGCTCGTGATGAACACTTGCACTCAATTGGTGGGGCTGGCCTTGTTAATATTGCTCTCAAAGAACAGGGACGAACAGAGGCTGAGTTGAAGTATTTCCGAGAGGTTGTGCTTGCAGCTGCTGAATTGATTTTTGAACATGAGTGTGCAATTATTGATAAGACATTTGAGAAAGGTAAACACGAAGGTGTTACTCCAGTAACAATGAAACACTTTGTAGAGAGCCGCATTAATACATGCTTGGAACAATTACACATTCCTAAAATGTATCAGGTTAAGTATAATCCAATTGCTGACTGGTTCTATCGGGGAATAAATAACTATCAGATGAACGATTTCTTTCAGGGTATTGGGCGGGAATATACAAGGGATTGGAAACCTGAAGGGTTTATATGGAAGAGACAATAGTTCAAGACTTCAAAAATGTGGATGGCTCTTGGTCTAAAGGTTTTAGTGAGAACAATATCTTGTACAGAACTGTTGGATATAGGATTTGGAAGGGCATAAAAGCTAGGTGTAATAAACCTTGGAAAACAAAATTTAAAACATATATAGAGGCTGAGAATAAGTTTGAAAGTTTTAATAGGTTTATGGATTGGGTCACAACACAAAGTGGATATAATAAAGGGTGGCATCTTGATAAGGACTTACTGTTGAAAGGTAATAAGGCGTACAGCGAGACAACTTGTGTATTCCTACCACAACAAATAAATAAGTTTTTGAGTGTTAAACCAAAACTTAAAAGCATTCTTCCAAATGGTGTCAGGGAGTTTAAAGGTAAGTTTAATGCCAGATGCTGTAACGCAGATAGTGTTAGGATATTCCTAGGCGTATTTACAACACCAGAGGAAGCCTTTGGTGCATACAAGGGTTTTAAGGAGAGTGTGGCAAAGGCATTAGCCCTCAAGTGGAAGGATGAACTTGACGCCCGAGCTTACAATGCTTTAATTAATTACGAAGTATCTGAGGAGAATTAATGGAGAATATCTACGAAAAGCTCAGCAAAGAGCGAAAAGAGTTACAAGAAAAAGGGCTTATGCAGCCTTGGTGGAGTACAGGGGCTTGGCAATTATTTAAATCTAAATATATGTACCAAGCATCTAATCCCAAAGAGCAATATACACGTATTGCTAAAACGCTTGCGCAGTACATTGAAGGCTACTACCCAGATTGGTGGGTGGATGAAATGGGCCAGATTAGTTGGGAGCAAGCCTTCTTCAATGAAATGTGGGAAGGACGTTTATCAGGGAGCAGCCCTGTAATTAGCAACACAGGGACAGACCGAGGACTGTCTGTAAGCTGCTCTGGTAATGTTATCCCAAATGATATTTATAGCATCTACGAAGCTAAGCAAGAAGTGGCTGTGTTGACAAAAAATGGATTTGGTACAGCTTCCTATCTTGGAGATATTCAACCACGAGGGAGTGTTACAGCACATGGAGTTGTGTGCTCTGGTGTTGTTCCAATTATTCAGGGCTTTGTTAAGGACATGGAATATGTGGCTCAAGGAAGTAACCGTCGAGGTGCTTGGGCTGCATACCTTCCAATTGACCACGGAGACTTTGAAGAGCTTTCAGCGTATTTGAAAGAAGCCCCAGATGGCCTTAATATTGGTTGGAACATACATGATAGTTTTGTGGAGAAGATGGATAGTGGCGACAGCCGCTATGGAAACATTTGGCAGACAGCTCTCACTACTAAAATGACAACAGGGAAAGGGTATTTCTGCTTTCCTGATAAGATTAACCGGCATCGTCCACAAATGTATAAAGACTTAGGGCTGTTCTTTGTTTCAGCCCAATTGTGTTAATTGATAGCACCCTTGCGTAGTAATACGCATTGCAAACTCTTTGAATTCAGGGAAACTCTCTAGTAGACAATCCTGAGCGAAGCCTAGTAGTAGGAACGTGCAAAGACTATCCTGAAGAGGAGTAGCCTCAAGTGAGGCGAAGCGGAGAGCACCCTAATGGGGTGATGATATAGTCTGGTCTATGTGGCGACATATAGCAGCCGAAAGGCGGGGTAGAATTAACGACTCTACTTGAACACAACGAATGAGATACATTTACATTCCAGTGACGATTTGACATACACTTGTGTTTTGTCAAGTACAAACTTAGTTCATTGGGATAAGATTAAAGACGATAAGAGTGTGTTCATTCACACTGTATTCCTAGATTGTGTGGCTGAAGATTTTATTCGCAAAGCAAAAGGAAAGCGTGGCTTAGAGAAGGCTGTTAAGTTTACAGAACTAGGTAGACCACTTGGCTTAGGTGTTTTGGCCTTCCACACATATTTGCAAATGAAGCGGATTCCTTTTGAGAGCTTTGAAGCACATATGTGGAATAATGCCGTGTTCTCGCATTTACAGCAACAAAGCTTAGAGGCTTCTCAATGGCTTGCTGGTGTACTTGGAGAGCCTGAGTGGTGTAAAGGGTATGGTGTTCGTAACACACATCGTACAGCCATTGCTCCAACCAAATCTAGTGCATTGCTTATGGCGGGTGTTTCAGAGGGTATTAACCCTGACACAGCTATGACTTTCTTACAGCTAACTCCAGCTGGTGAAATGGACAGAGCTAATCCTATCCTGCTAGAGTTAATGAAAGAGAAAGGAGTGTACGACAAGAAACACATGCAAGAGCTTACAGACGCTCAAGGAAGTGTGCAAGGAGTTGATTGGCTAACACCAGAAGAGAAGGAAGTGTTTAAGACAGCTTTTGAGATTAACCAAGAAGCAATTCTTCGTATGGCTGCTGCTAGACAGAAGAAGCTGTGTCAAGGACAATCCCTTAACTTATTCTTCTCTGCTGACGAGGATGAAGCATATATTGCTGATATTCATGAGAAGGCTGTACGAGATGAACACATCTTTGGATTGTACTATTGCTATAGCAAAGCTGGTGTAATGGCAAGTAAAGGGGAGTGTGTAGCTTGTCAATAGGGGTGTAGAATCCTCATCCTCGTAAGGAAAAGCCTCTGTAAGCAACATTTACAAGCTTTTTCCTTACGCTTGTGAGGAATAGGCTAAGCCAATTGCCTTACGGCTACAACATGTGTAACATATGTCTTGCTCTGTAACACCATCCCTGTTACAATGCACTTATCGTGTTACAAACAAGGAGAAAACAATGTTTAAATGGCTTCATAATTTATTTTGCTGTGAATGCAAAGGCAAGCAATACAGTTATGCTTCAGCTCCAGCCCCTTCGCCATCTGGCCTTAAGATAGGCAGTGTGTGGTGCCCTAAGATTTATTATCAAAATCCTTTTCAGAGGGCTAAATTCTATGTCAAGGTGAAAGAGGTTAGAGAGGGGTGGGTGCTAATTAGTATGCAGAATGGCGTCATGGATAGTTTTAAGGTTGAAGATTTTGAGTATAGTTTTGTTAAAGTGGAATAAGGGGAACAAAAATGCTAGGATGGCTCTATCGCGCATTAGTAGGAAGTTTCAGCAGCTGCAATCATAAGTGGAAGGTTATTCGTACAATCCAAGTAGCCAGAGCAAGCGATGATGATGAGCTACTAGGCTATCAATACACACAAGAATGTGAGCACTGTGGTAAACTTAAAAAGACCACTATTAGTTCATTAGGATGAGGAGAACAAATGAACATAGCAATTGACTATGATGATACATATACAAAAGACTGGATGCTGTGGGATGTACTTATTGAGAAGGCTTTTGTGCGAGGCCATGATGTTCACCTTGTAACATGGCGTGACGGGAATAATGAAGGTATGGTGTGCGAGGTTATCACCTCTTTAGGAAGAGATTTTCCACAAGAAAACATTCATTTCACCAACCTGAAAGCCAAGCGTAAATATATGGAAGATAAAGGCATTTACATTGACGTATGGATAGACGATAATCCTTATGCTATTCTTCACGATGGTGATGTATGTTATATGCAAAATAGGAAAATTGAAAAGGAGAAAGAATGAATGTATTGTCGTTATTTGATGGAATGTCTTGTGGCAGAATCGCATTAGATAAATGTGGGATTACACCGACACATTATTTTGCCAGTGAGATTGATAAACACGCAATCAAAGTATCAAAAGATAACTGGAGCGATATTACACATATTGGAGATGTTACTAAAATTAGCTTCTCAAATGGTGTGCTGACAACAGAGAATGGTGTGTTTAATATTGGTAAAATTGATTTAGTATTGGCTGGAAGCCCTTGCCAAGGATTTTCAATGGCTGGAAAGCAATTAGCTTTTGAAGATGAACGTAGTAAACTGTATTTTGTGTTTGAAAAGCTTCTAAACGATATTAAGCAAGAAAATCCAGATGTAAAGTTTTTGCTAGAGAATGTTAAGATGAAGAAAGAGCACAAAGACTTCATTAGCAGTCGTTTAGGCGTTGAACCTGTTGCAATCAATTCTAATCTAGTCTCTGCACAAAACCGTTACCGATTGTACTGGACTAATATTGGAGATATTACACAACCTGAAGATAAGGGTATCTTACTTAAAGACATTTTGACAACTCAAGGCGAGTTCACCTATAAAAATCATCCAGCTATTAAAAATGGAGTTAGGTGTAAGAACTATGTTCAATGGGACATTCAAAATAAAAATAGAAAGTGCCAAAGCCAGCGCGCGTATTATGTAGATGGCAAAGCAGGTACACAAGACACAGTAGGTCAGTCTAAAGTATTACTCGCAGATGGTCAAATTAGGTTGCTAACAGCACTAGAGTGTGAACGACTGCAAACAGTTCCAGATTTATACACACTACTTGCGGGTGAATCACAAGCGAAACGTATGCTAGGAAACGGCTGGACAGTGGACGTTATTGCACACATCTTACAATCTTTGAAAGGAGAAAAATGTTAGTAATTAAACGAGATGGACGAAAAGTGGGCTTCGCCACAAAATACATTACAGACGCTATTCTAATGGCTGCTGCTCGAACAGGGAACCCTATTCCCGACCTAGGGCATGTAATAGCAAACATTGAGAAGAAGCTAGAGGGCAAACAAGAAATTCACGTAGAAGCTATTCAAGACATTGTTGAGAAAGCTTTGATGAATAGCAAATATAAGGATGTAGCTAAGGAATATATCTCATACCGGAAAGAGCGTGACATTGCTCGTGAAGGAGGAAGTAAGCTGCTGAAGGATATTGAGGAGTTTATCAACCAAAGCTCGGATGAATTTCTAAAAGAGAATGCTAACAAGGAGGCTGGAGTTGTAAGCACACATCGGGATTTGCTGGCAGGTATTCTTTCTAAGCATATTGCTATTACGCAATTGCTCCCGAAGGATGTTGCAGATGCACATTTACGAGGTGTTATACATTTTCACGATGCTGATTATTTTTTAAGCCCCCTCGGGAATTGTATTGACCAGTCAGGTTGGATTACAATTAAGGATAATAAAGGTAAAATTTCTACTGTCCAGATGAAAGACTTGGTAGAGATGTTTAATCTTGGTGAAGGAACTACTAAGATGCCTTTCGGTATTCGTGTGCTTAGCCGTAATGGTTGGTCTGCTGTTGAGGCTGTATCTATGCGCAAGCTTGGTACAGAAGAGCCAATCTATAAGATTAAAACTCGTACAGGTTTGTCTATTGATGTAACAGGAGAGCATAGAATTCCTGTAATGACAATGGGTGTTGAGGGTTTGAAGGAGGCTAAGGAAATCACCACAGAAGATTGCCTGCTTGGCATGGCAAGCTCGTTTGAGCAAGAAGGTGATGGAATTATTAGTTTGCTGGACTATCTTGACGACCCAACACTGCATGTGACATCTTTAGTCAAACTTAAAAGGTTTGTGGAGTACAAATATGGGGAGTCCTTGCAAGGGTTGTTTAAGAAGTTCAATATCGAAGTAACAACAAATGCAAGTATGCTTAGGGTTAAAGTACATGAGCTTAAAGCCCTTTTAAAGCATATTGATATTCCGTATGATGTTTACTCTTCTTTTGAGTTGACTAGACTTGGGGGTAATTACAGAACTCCAGCAATACTTCAGGTTAGTAATGAGTTGGCACGTATGATTGGGTATGTTCTTGCGGACGGGTCTGTTAGTAAATCTAAAGTGTCTGGGTCATATCAGGTCACATTTAGCAACACCAATCAAGATTTAATTAAAGACTATATTCACTGCGTCAATAAGGTATTCCCTTCTGTCAATGTCTATATTCAACCTCCGTCTGAAAAGAATACGACACCATGCACCAGTGTAAAGTTGTCAAGTGCAACTATTACGGACTTATTCAGCAAATTTAAGAGGGGGTCTGGGGATATTTGCTTACCGGATTTTATATTAAATGGTGATGAGGAGGTTAAGTATAACTTCTTAGCGGCTGCGTGGGATTGCGATGGCTGCTGGTCTTCTACAGGTCAGATGAGCTACACAACAGTGTGTAAAAAGTACGCTGAGCAAGTTACCTTAATGCTAGAATCTTTAGGCTTCTCTCCGTCACTAAGAGAAAGCGCATCCAAGGGTACTAAATATAGTGCTAAAGGTGTTGAGGGATTTAGAAACTATGACACATATAGTGTGTGCATGAGCAGTGTTAAAGACCTTGTTAAATTTAAAGACTCTGTTAGTTCTTGGAAAGGGGACAGATATACAAATATTGACCGTAAAGGTGCTGTTCATAATCCAGACCGTGTAGTGAAGATCACTAAGGAATACCACAACTACCGGCTTGTATTTGACTTGCAAACATCAGACCACTGGTTTATTGTTAATAACTTTGTTGTTCACAATTGTAGTTTGGTGCGATATGAGGATATGCTTGAGCATGGCTTCAAGATTGGAGATGCTCAGATTAGCAAGCCTAAGAGTATTGGTGTTGCTACAACAATTCTCACACAGATTGCACAAGCTGTAAGCTCTAGTCAATATGGTGGTCAATCACATGCTCACATTGATAAAGGGCTTGCTCAGTATGTTAAGGCTAGCGAGGATAAGTTGAAAGTGGAAGCTTTCAAGTGGGTTGATGAGAACATGCTTAGCGAGTATGTGAAAGAGAAGCTTGAAAAAGAAGTATATGATGCTATGCAATCCCTGCTTTATCAGATTAACACCCTGACAACAAGTAATGGACAAAGCCCTTTCATTACAATCTCTCTCGGCCTTGATACATCTTATTATGGACGTATGATAACGGAGCAATACTTAAAGGTACATCTGGAAGGTATTGGAGAGAATAAGGCTACTCCAGTGTTTCCGAAGGTGGTGTTCTTCTTGGAAGACGGAGTCAATCTAAAAGAGGGTGATGCTAATTATGATTTGAAGAAGCTTGCTATTCAATGCTCTACAAAGCGTATTTACCCTGACTATATCTCTGTGCCTAAGAACAGGGAGATTACAGGGGTATCAGAGCAAGCTCTTCCGGTAACACCGATGGGTGGACGTATTACAGCCTAACGTCTGTATTCTCTACATGCCCATTTAAAACTCATTGAACTCAGGGGAAGTCTAGAACAGATAATCCTGATCTAAGCCTAGTAATAGGAAAGAGCAACGACCACTTCTGTATGAAGGTAGGCTGTAAGCACAGCCGAAGCGGTGAGCACCATCCCCTCTTAGGCGTATGTACTAGGAGACATGTTTGGTGATGATATGGTCTGGTCTGCATAGGGATATGCAGCTGCTAAGAAGTTGTTAGCGGGGAATGTCTAGCGAACATTCTTGAACAATACGTGTAGAAGTTTTTTATCACAACACATCAACACGCAAGGAGAAGAGCAAACAAATGGACGCTTCAACTTAGGTGTTGTTAGCCTTAACTTGCCCTACATTGCATATGAAGCTGGTAATGACTTTGTAGCCTTTACGTGCTTGCTAGACAAATATGCAGAGCTATGTTATACAGCTCATATGGCTCGTGTAGAACGGCTTAAAGGGACGAAGGCTAAGCAAAACCCTATCATGTGGATGCAGGGGGCTTGTGCTCGCTTAGAGGCTGAAGAAACAATTGACAAGCTGTTCTATAATGGCTATGCTTCAATTTCTCTTGGGTATGTAGGCTTGCATGAGTGTGTTGAAGCCCTAGAATTTACAGGAGACAAGAAGAAAACAGCAGAGTGGGTGCTAAAGAGACTCCAGCTTAATTGTGATAAGTTCTCTAAACGCTCTGGCTTAAGCTTCTCTGTGTATGGCACTCCATCTGAGAGCTTATGCTACAAAGCTGCTAAAGCAATTAAACGGGATTTTCCTGAAGCTGGTTTCGAGCGTGAATATGTTACAAATTCGTTTCATGTACCTGTGTGGGAACAATGCCACCCAATGTATAAATGGGAATATGAGAAGGGCTTTGCTGAAATCTCTACAGGAGGGAACATCTCTTATATTGAGACACCAAATCTTGCTAAGAATTTAGTTGCATATGAAGGGCTTTTAGATTATGCTTACTCTATTGGCCTCCATTACTTCGCTATTAACACACCTGTTGATAGATGTTTTAAGTGTGGCTATGAAGGGGAGTTTACAGCAAGCTTAGATGGTTATGTATGCCCTAGCTGTGGAAACAAAGATGGGGATAGTATTAGCGTGCTTCGACGGGTTAGTGGCTATATTAGTGCTCCTAATAGTAGACCATTTAATAAAGGGAAGCAATCTGAGGTGATAGAACGTGTTAAACATAGAGGAGAGAATTGATGCTTAAAAACATTTACATTCGCTTCCTATTATTTTGGGAAGACGCAATGTTTAGTTTGACAGAAAGTTGGAAAGACGTTAGTCTGGCTGACGTATATTTAGACGCTGCTGAAGAGCTTCATGCTAACAGGAATGATGTGCCTAACGGCGACATACAACATGTGGATATAAAAGGAGAAAACTAAATGGCTTTAGTGACTTTGACAGAGCAAGAGATTAAACTTATTTTTGATAGCTGGGCAAAAGACTTCAATTCAAATCCAGATACCTTCAATGCACTTGGGGTGTATGAAGCAGATTATGGGGATAGTTGTACGGAGTATTTTCTGACAACTTATAACAAAATTAAACAAGGAGAAAACTAAATGGAATTAAACGGAAAGCAACAAGAAGTATTAAAACAATTTCGCTCTGAATGGGGTAGTCTGCAAGAAGCAGTAGACTCTGCTAAATCACAACAGAAAGAATTGTTTGAAAGCTTGTGGGAAGCATTAGCTTGGGAGAAGAAAGAACGAGGGGATGATATTAAGGCTGTGAAGGCTGGCTTTATGTTGTATTATAAAGACAATGCTAAAGAGGCTGAGCAGCATGTAGGAGATGCTGTGGAAATTGCCGCATTGTAGCCAATGCGTCTTGCGCAGGATTGTGATAAATTGTAGATAGCAAAAAGCCAGCCCTTATAGCGAGGGCTGGCAAAGCTATGTGAGGGAGGCATAGCTGAATTATATTATTTTAATTGTTATTCTTTATCAGAATATTTTTAACTGGCGTTAAAATGTCCATAACATTCGTCAGAATGTAAAGCCAACACGAGCTGTATACACTTCACCAACAACAGGGAGGCTTACTACTTCAGCCCCTAACCTAATTCTTCCTACATCCCTCTCTACCCACAAGCCCTTAACTTCTAGCGTATTATAACTCATCCCAACAGCCCACTTCTTAGCCTCTTTAGGAATTGTAATGTCGCGCACAGGAATATCAATTCCTCCCACAATGTCTCCATTAGGACTGTATGCTTCCACCCTCTGTTGCTTGTCTTTATCAAGGATTAAAGCGAGAGAAATGTCAATTGGAGGGCATAGCTCATCCAAGGAAGTTTCGCCAGAAACACCCCCTACTTTCCCTTCTACATTAGTAGTTTGTATGCCTTCTTGTGTGGGCTGTGCTGGAAGCTTCTTCTGTTTTACAGAGAACTTAACAAGTCTCTCTAGCGTAGCCCCTTTAGGCAAAGGCATGTCAGCTTTAGCCTCTTTATCAGGTTGTTTGGCTAGTATCTTTGTATTGGGGTTTACGACCACTTCGCCAGCAGAATGTTGCACAACAACTTCAGGTTTGTTGTCAAACATCTTATAACCAATATAAATTCCAGATAGACATGACAGGCACAATAAGATTGATGCAAGGATAAGTTTAATTTGCATTGTCATTCTTATTATTCCCTTCCCTATATTGGGGATAGACATAAAGGATTAGCCCAATCACTCCTGTAATCCCACCAACAATAACACTAAGCTGCTCTGTTGTGATATGCACACCAAAGGCTGCTAGAATAATTGCGCAGCCAGCCCACGATGTTGGCTCTTTCAGCCTATTTAGCAAATAGCTAATTATTCTTCTTGTCTTAGCTTTCATTCTTCCTCCCAAGGCTTTTTAGCCTCGTCCCTCTTTGCTTGTCCGTCTAAATATGTAATTAGGTAAGCAGCCCCTACAACATAGACACACATTAGTACAAATATGAGAAACATTATTTCTCTCCAAGGATTGTCTTGACAAATGCTTCTGCTACAAGATATTTCTTTGCTTGATAGTTGGCAAGCTCCTTGTCATTGCTAATAAAGCACACTTCAACAATTGTCCCTCCAGCCATTACATAGCCTAAGCGAGAATGCTGTGAATGTGTTTGTGTAATAAACCCTTTATCACCCCTCACCTTTGTTCCAAGTACCCCAGCAATGGCTTGGCTAATCTTCTGGGACATTGTTACGTCACGAGGCTGGGAGATTGTCTCTACACCACATGCTCCTTTGTTCTCAGCAGCGTTGAAATGGAATTCATAAGCAATTCGGTTAGGAATAAGCTTAATAGCTTTAGCTAAAGGTTGATTCTCTGAGCCTTCCCCATCTGTGATTACATTCTTAACACCACGCTCTTTTAGCTTCTTAACAACAATGTTTCTCAGCTCTGTCACTAATTGAGCTTCTGTAACCTTCCCATTAACAGCACCACAATCTGTATTACTGTGTCCTGCTGAAATCAAATAGGCTTTCTTGTAGCTTTCTGGCAACTCGGCTTCAGCCAATTCAATTTCTTCTTGTTTTAATTCTGTATTAGACATACTTTCCCTCATATGTTGTTTATTTTAATTTGTTTATGTCAGTCGTGAACAATTGTATGGCCTAAGCCTTCACTTCTCATCCACTTATAATGGTCTTGTACTTTTCTACTACTTAATATCACCATCCCTAAAGGAAGCAATAAGCTCATTCCAATAGCAAACGGGTCAAATGTCAATATTGCAATTACAGCTGCAACAGCTCCTACACGTTTAAATGTGTAGGCTGCTCTAATTCCATTACAATGCCTGTTTGTAAGCTTGTTAATCTGTTCCGTATATCTGTAAGCTAGGTAAGCAAAGTATGTGGCTATGAGAATATAAACGATTAACATGATTATTTGTCCGTATTGTTTTTATTAACGCTGCTGTCAATTTTCTTGACGAATATGTTTGCTACACCTGAGAACATATCTCCAGAATTCAATGTAAGCCATTTAGCAAATGGGATACAAACAACAGAGATTATGAAGGCTGTAAACATATACATTCCACTAGGGAAGCTAAATCCCCACATTACTGCTAAGGCTGAAATTGTTACAAAGCCCATATACACACACGACATTGTGAAGATGAACATTACTATCCTCATCCATAAAGGCATATGCTCATAACGGCTCTGCACCCATCCAGAGCCTAACAATGCACCTAAAAGTGGTGGAGTTATTTGTGAGATAATTGTGGCACTTGTTGGCATTGCTAGGCTTTCCTAATTGGTTATGTGGCTGCTGCTTCATCTCGTAGGATATGCGCTACAGAGTCACACATTAGCAGGCCCCGCGCTTAAGTATCCGTTTAGTCATTTTGCTTTTTCTCCGCTTCTATATCGCCGTTTTTGTACAGATAACTTTTTGCAACACCCTCAAACACCGTTTTGACAAACGTGGATAACAGAGCAGCAATGCCAATCACCAGCAAAACAAAAATTTATTCAAAAACGCTAAGACGCGATCAGTCATTTAAAATCCAGTTCAATGAGCGTAAAAACCCGCCGAAGCGGGTTATTAGTTTTTCACTACAGCGTTAGCCCATTGCAGCCAGTCATTACAAACGAACCACCGGTTAAGTCGGTTGGGATAGTGTTGCCGTTTCCGTTTAACCCAATGCCAGTGCAGCGGGTAAATGTTGCCGTTCCTTTGGCAAACCCTTTAGAAAAACCCTCCACCCTTCCTGGACCAAAATACCCGTCCACATTTGCCCCGTTAAACTGCACCCCGATTTCAATAGAGTCAGGTCCAACTAATTGGAAAGCATGAATGCCGAAACGAGCGCTGGAATCGATGTAAACTGTTCCTGCTGGATTTCTATATCCTGATGTCGCGATTTTCAGCACATCCCATCCTCCACAGTCAGATTGGAAAACACGCGTTGACACGGGAGAAGGTGACTCGCAATGTAGCGAACCGATAACAGAGCCAAGAATGGACGGGTTGCTGAGATGAACAACAGGATTAGTGCTAGATGAACCAGAGTTGATTGCATGTAAGTCAGTGATATTTACCCGTCCACGAGCCTGCAAGACTCGGTTTGTGTGGTTTATAACCTCATATCGGCGAATGCTTACGTCTGCCGTCGTTTCAGTCCATAGAGCCGCATTTGCTCCAATGTCCAACATGCGGAGAGTGTCAATTGAAATACGGCTTCCGGTTGATGCGCCTACAGCTCGAAGGGCGAACTCATCAGAACTCACCCCAGCAGGATCGAGCCTGATCTCCATTAACCCAATAGTTACATTGCAGCGGACAGAATCAGCCACACGGTCGCCAAAGTTAATACCAGAACGCCTGACGTTGTTGGCAAACCATGCGCCAATATGGATGCCATGCCTATCTTTACCAAAATAGTCAGAGCCAGTTTCGTCAACAACAGCCTGAACCAATTCATACCCACGAGACCCCGCTGGATTTTGGCTGGTGCGTAAAACACCAATTTCCATATCCCAAGCGCGGTTAGGCCAAAACGCTTTTACCTGTTGCGATTGTGTCACCCCGTCCGAGTCTTGCAACGTACCGGTATAAACCCCACGCGCGAAACCATCAATCCGCAACTCTCCAAAACGATGTCCGCCCCCAGTGATATACGCGCCGTGGCAGTCACTATCTTTGATCCAGCAATAATCGATTTTGATGTTTGACGGGTTCCATGCGTTCCCATCGATGGCGAGAGCTGCGTCGGTATTTGAGCCGCCTGCGTCATCAATAATCAGTTCTTTAATGTACAGATTATCGGTTCCAACATACAGGTGTGCGCCGCGACAGGTAGTGCTAGGGTATGCACTGTGTTGAGTGGGGTCTGACTTAACCCATACCCGCTCCACGTAGCAGTCTTTTGCATTGATTGTCCCAAAGCGGTCGGTGGTCGTTAATCGCCCGGTGATAGTCACGTTTTTAATCGGGCGTTGATTTACTCCGGCACCATAACTAACAGTGCCAGATTCATTGGCCCCAGTTTGCGGATAGGTGAATGAGCTTGCGCCTGTAACCGTAATAGTGAAGTCGTCACCGTTGAAGCCGGTAGAGCCTGGTCCAGTGTTGTACACGTTGCGAATCTGTACGCGCTGCCCAGTTAAATACCCGTGAGGGGTTGACGTTGTGACGCTAACAACATTAGAAGCCCGTGATATGGTGCTAATTGCTGCCGTGGTTGGATACGGGTCAGAGATAAGATGGAAAACACCCCCAATAATTGCGCCATCTTCAAAGTGAAAACTAAGCCCAGAATAGTTGCTATCAATGTTAATGCTGGTGGCGTAGTAACCGCGTGGCCAAACCACGGTTTTAGTTAGTGAGGCGTCTAGCATTCCAGTCCATGCGGCACCGCCCACACCCTCCCAATTGGTTACACCATCAGGAACAATCCCGAAATCAGTCACACTTACGCGCTGTCTGGCCTTTTCCTTGTTGATAAACCCCTGAACAGTTGTGAAGATCGAGCCACCCGCCCCATCGTCTGCGCTAATAGAAGAGTTAGTTATTGTCACACCATTCAATGTTCCACCAGTAATAGCTACAGCATTAGCGTTTTGAGTTGATATAGTGCCTTTAGCATTAGCGTCCGTTGCTAAAGAGCCAATATCGTTTCTTACAAGATTTAAATTATTTATATAATCTATATCACCTGCTGCGAATGTGTGACTTGTTGGAGTTATCGCCATTATGTTTCCTCAATTGTAAATGTTGTTGCACCAGCATTAGTGTAGTCTGTCCACACCATATCATTTATTGCTGTATTTTTTGCCACCATAGAAAAATCTCTCTCATTCGTTCCGCCAACACTCGGAAGAACACTTACGAAAAAGTCTTTTCTCTTTCCGATAGTTCTCTGAAACTCAAAGAATGCAGTCCGGTCTTGCTCTGTTGATCTGTCAAGAGAGAATTTAGCTACCCTGAAACTTCCCTCTGGGGATATGTCTGTTCGCAGACTCCCTCCACCAGTGCGGTATTGGGAAGAATTATCCTCCCACTTCCAAGCGAAGCCATACTCAATATTATTCAGTGGCGAGAGTATTGGGCCGACAGCCAATCTGGAGGCATCCCAGTAACCGTTTG